GTGAAGACAAACTCACCATCAGACAGCATCGCGGGGATGTCGTCAGAGGTTCCCGTGCCAGGTCCTGAAATATGCCCGTTCTTTCGTGGAAATTCTTTGCGAGTCATTTCACCGCCGTGCGCCGCTCTTCGCGGTTGTGCCAAAGGCATTGACCCGTAGCCACTATACGTCGTGTACATAGGACCGATATTGATGCCATACTTGGCAGGGTCAGCGGCAAGAAGCTGTTCGCCGGTCATCATGTTGGCAATTCCGAGTGGAGATTCAACCTCTTCCTGCTCAAAGCCGCCCATTAGTCCAGCCACCCCTAGTCCCACACCAGCCAGTGGACCATATTTGGCAAATGCACCAGGCATGTTTGCGGCAAAGGCTGTTTTGTATGCTTCCTCTGCCATGGCTTCAGTGCCACCTCTGGCAATCATTTCGTCAAACGCCTTAAATCCTGCCTCTTTCGCCGCTACTGAACCTCTTTCAGCGATTGCTTTGGGGGATATCTTGTCCCAAACCGCTTTTGGCGCAGAGGTAATTCTGTCAAGCATCGTTGGCGTGGGTTTCACGATGTTGGCACTTGCTGAAGGACTGATGCCTGCGCCTGCCAGTTCCTGCATATCAGAAGGATACAGGTTTAATCCGCTTGTTCTTTGTGCTACTTGATCTACGGCGGGAGCCACCGATGTTGGTGCCGGTGCTGGTGCCTGTGATACAGGTGCCTGTGATACAGGTGCTTGTGCTGGTTGCATAGGAACAGCAAAAGGATCTGCTCCCGCGCTGAAAGGTGTGCCAGCAGTGTCAGCCAATGTTCGTGCTGACGTTGTCTGAGCAGGAAGGCGTGGGGTGAATTCTAAACTTTGAGGCATGTCTGCCGCAAAAGTCTCAGCGGAAGCGCCTACATCAGGAAGTGCTCCTCCCTGTCCAACAGCACTAACGTCAGGTGCTGGCGTGGCCCGTGGTCCAAAGCCCATGAATTCTTTTGCTTTGTCAAATTGCCCGCCGACCGTGGTAGCACCCTGGTAGCTACCCGCTTCAAAGCCTGCCGCACCCTGAGTAACACCACCGATTGCACCGGCTGTCAAGCCACCGATTGCACCCATTTTGAGAGCATCCTTCAGGTTTCCGCCTGCGGCAAGCGTGGAGCCTGCACCACCGACAAAACCGGAAACTGCGGCAACGCCTACTGAAGAGGTGACTCCGAGCATACTCGCGGCGGCTGGTCCCAAAAAGAAACCCAGCGCGATGCTGGTAACTATCTTGCCCACGGTTGAACTGGCAAACTTCTTGATTGCCTTGCCTACCTTTTTAAATACTTTTTTAACGCCCTTGAAGATCTTTTTGATAAAAAATTCGGGGAGGCCAGTGTAGGGATTGATTGTGCCACTCCCCCCCATCTGCCGAAGGACAGAAGCCTCTCGTGGGCTGATGTGCGCCAGCATGGTATCACCATAGCGACCTGCACGAGCCATTTCAGCGGCAATGGGGTTCAAACTAGCTAGGCCACCTTTGGCAAATCCCATGGGCGCCGTCTGCATGCCTGATGTAGCACGAATCTCGTCCAGAGCGATATTCATCGCACCAAAAAATTCCGGATCAAAAGTTGGGGGCAGGAGGTCTTCTGGAACATCCTGCTCCATGTACTTGGCTCGGATCATGGCATAGTCACCAGGATTCGCTAGAATCTCATCGACCATTTGATCCAGTACACTGAGAACCTCTGGCGGAAGCTCAAGACCACGCAGTTCCGCTTTAAATTCAGCAACGGCAATAGGGTCAGCCTCGGAGGCCGCACTGAGCAATTCTTCGTTAAATTCTGTGGGGGAGACGTCCTGACGCATCTGCTCGAAAGCCGCCAGATTCTCAGGAGTCATTTCATTTTGCGGGGATGGCATCATTCCCGGCATCGCCATATCAGCCATATTGCACCTATCGAAAAAGTGTTTTTGTTGCTGGACCACATGGGTCGGCGCGCCAGAAGACGCGAATTAACTCGCATTATGCGATGTTTATTACGTTCTGTCTACTTCGAGATACGACAGGTAAAAAGTAACATCGGCTTGAGAAGACGTGACTTTCAGGGCGTCCCCTTCTTCCAGCACAAACGGCACGCCGTTGAAGACATCCGTCGATGTGTTCACCGCTAAACTCTTGCTTTTCAAGGCGTAATGGGCGGTGACGTCACCGCTGTCGTATTGGGTGACGGTCAGCACGCTTGCCCCTGAAGAGGCATTCGTCACGCGCAGTGACCGGACAACCGCAGTTGTGGCGGCAGGCACGGTGTAAAGCGTGGTTTCTGTCGCCGCGCTTGGAATGCTTACTTGATGTAGATATCGGTTAGCCATTAGGTCAGATCGTAAAACTCAAAAGTGCCAATGATGTCGTTGGTACCGGCAAAAACTCGTGCCGCAAGGGTTAGTGTATCGCTAGTTCCTGCAATTGTCCTGCCTAACTGCAAATCGAAGTTGTAGTCGAAAGTTGTGCCTATGCCCGATGCGCTTTGGTTCGTCCCACTGAGATACTGCACATCGACAATTTCACCACCAGAAAGAGCTGTAGCACTGATGTCATAGTCTACGTTGTCAAACTCCGTGGTGTTGTAAGATGCGCCCGTCAGCGTGGCGTTACGTATGAGCGCAATCTCATAATTGTCTGGGTTAGTCCCACTGGGCAACACCGGAAGTCCTGCGGGCAGTACGATAGCATCAAGCCGATCAGAGGCCAGCCGTATTGTTACGAGAGGCTCAAAAGTGGTGCCGACTTCTGTGTCAGAAGTCATCCGAGCACATTGTTTCGCCACCTTGGTCTGATATCCGCCTTCTGAGATCATGGTAGAACAAATCTGTTTCATCTGTGAACTTGAAGCAGTTGTGTCAGTGTTAGTGATCTCGTATCGAATAGGCAAAATTGCCGTGGTCATGTAAACCGAATCGATGGCATTTGCGTTGTGGAAAGTATGGGCAACTATCAAGGATCCATCAATAACAAAGCCACACCTGACAGAGCCTACACCCAGCCACTCAAAATCTTGCCAAAATATTTGCGTCTTAGTGAGGTCAATAGTGATTCCGCTGGCTCCGCCACCGTCAAACGTATCGCCATTCCAGCTAGATTGCGCCACTCGTGTGTTGACAACAGAGCCTGTCACGTTGCTCCTCAGGACCATGTAAACGGTGTCGTCGTCCTGCTCTAAGTAGACGCCGTTTTCTGCACCAAAGTAACCCACGCGCTGTCGTAAATTTGTTTTAGCCGCACCGAACGAAAAAGTGTTCATTGACAGCAGGCTCTTACCAGGCTGATATGGAAAAACGCGCTTGGTTTCACGGATTACTTCATCGCCCGATGTGGTAGTAACGTCTAGCTCCAAAGTGCTTTCGTCGGCAACATAGGTCGTTGACCCGCTTCCACTAGTGGACGTGTCAAACTTGTCGTTTTCCTGGTATCGAGCCTGGCTGTCAAAAAGCGTAAACGGTTGGCTCGTGCGCAGTCTACCAAAGGCGTCTCCAGCGGGTCCTGACGGGTATATTCCTGTTGATCCAGTCACTTCTTCCTCCCCTCGGGATTCAAACCAAGAAATCGCCGACATTGAATTTTCACTGACGATTGGGGTATACGTAGAATTAAGCTGGAAAATAATTTGCTCAAGGGAGCGCACCAGTTGGTTGAATTGCTCTGGACTGTAGTCGCCGGTCGCGGCGTTAGGTAATCGAACATTCTGTATTTTGCTCATCTTAGGCCGTCAGGTTGAATGTCAACACGCATCGTGCCATATCGCCACGCGGTGTCAACCTCATCACTCGTAATTTTAAGTTGAATCTGTCTACCACGCGCACGAGTATCTACTTTTTGCGTCGTAGGACTGATGATATAGGGATCCAAAGAGCTGAAGGTTGCATCTGCCTGCGGATAAGCGCGAAGAAAAAGATGCACGGTTAAATCACCATTTTGGTCTTTAAAATCAGGGATAAATCGCTTCAGATACATCATCTGGTCACCATCTCCGATGTCGAAATAACCGGAGGTAATGAATGCGGTCATCGCATCGCCGTTGGCATTTGTGCCGCGCTCCTGCTCATAGACCGCTGTTCTGCCTGGTGTCAGCCCGTAGATAGTGCTGATTGTGCTTGCGGTGCTGTCTTTCAAATATTCGGTAGCCAAAGGATAGTCATACGCGCCTACGTCCTGCCATGCCGTTCGTGACAGCGTGCCAATTGACCAGACATTTTCTAGGTAGTTATAGGTGACACATCGGTCTACAAAGTCGCTGGTGTGGCTACAATAAAACCAGGTAATCTCATTGAACTGGGAGTTCAGGCTGGCGGCGATCTTATAAGATTGCGTCAAATTGATATCGTTGAAAACGTAATCTTGCACTGACGACGGTAGCTTTTTGACCGTGCCGTCAAAGATATAAAACGCCTCTTTTCCCATCCAAAATGCAACACCGTTTACATCAATTGCGGCGTGGGGGCCTGTACAGCCACAGTTAGCGCCTAATTGGTTGAAACCAAAAGTATACGGGGGACCCACATACTGCATACCATGAATAGAGCTGTCGGTCAGAATAAGAATTTGTCCGCGTGAGCGAATAGCACTCACTATCAAATTGCCATCAGAAAGACGTTGTCCACCTGCCGTGTTGGTTGCCGTTTCAACCCAGGTGTTCACATCCTCTTGATTCGAGAACCTCACGAACATCGGGTCTTGCGTAGCGGCGTCCCCTATAGTCGTTTCTGTCCCTAAAAGGACCAAATGTCTGTCTGGCGTAGACACAATCGCGTAATTGCTTGTGGTAGGTGCGTTTGTCACAACTGCCGCACGAGTGGTCACCCCCGCACTAAGATCCCACAAGTAGGTTGAACCTTCGGTATATTGACAAATTAAGTCTTCACCAAAGGTATCAAACTGCCAGATGCGTGGGTGTAGGGCTATCCCTGTTCCACTGGCTCTGGGGGTGCCCCATGTTCCCACGCCCCAGGCTCCTACGCCCCAGCCAAAGTCAAAATAGCTAATGTCAGACCCGACGTTAATTTGATACTGGCCTATAACAGAGCTTCCGCCATTGCCGGTGTCCGAGCCATCTGCATTTACAGGCGCTGTTATGGTGTAGGTATTTGGGTCAGTGATCGAGGTTATCTCATACTCGCTGTTGAGTATGTCGGCGGTGATTTGACCGCCCAAAGAAACTGCTCCTGAAAAGGTAACAAAGTCTCCCTGAAAGGCACCGTGATCGCTATCGGTAACGGTTATAATGGCTGATCCAGAGGACGCAGAAAACGTCACGTCGCCTACGCCGGTCGTCTGACGAATGGGCGTTATGTCCGTAAAGGTGCCGCCCGTTTCAACGTATAGCTTTCGATTGGTGCCCACCGCCATGTACGGTGTGCCATCAAGCGCCGTCCACGAAAAGATATCACTGGCAAAGCCTACTAAACTCTGCCCATTGAATTCCTGCCAACCGCCTATTTTTTCAGGAAGACCGTACCGAAAACGCACATTATCGCAGTCCGTCCAGCCGCCTTCAGCGCCGTATTCGGTATTCTGTTTATCAATTCCTGGTGCCAGAGTGAGGCGGAAAAAAGCCATGGTTTAGCCATCCTGATATTTGCCAGTGCGCAACATATCTGTCAATTCTACCGCTCTTTGACCCACTTGGGTACTCCAACGGGAATCCATGAACTCAGCGCTTGCGGTCTCCCAATCGTTGTTTGCCATACCTGCCAGCGCCTTTTCAAACTTTAGCAGGCGGGTTAAGCCCAGGTTAAAACAGAGCGAGATCATCACGTCCTGACGCACTGGGTCCAACTTGCTGTACCAGTCAAACGTCCGAGTCAACTCCTCAATGCAACGCTTCAGGTCATTAGCCAGGAGGTAGTCCACTTCATCATCGCTTAGACCCAGTGACCCCTCGGCAATACATCTCCCAACGCCAATGGTCTCGAGATTTTCACTGTCAAGGTAAACATGGTTGCGAACACCTTCGTGCCGACGAAGCATTTCTATCAGCCTATCCATCAGGCGTAATCTCCAGATAAGTTTTGTTTTATTTGTTTCAACATTATCTTTTTAATTCCGGATTCCTTTACATTATTGTAAAAAGGAATCAACGTCTTCGCAATTATGGGGCTTCTGCTTTTAAGAGAGGGTGTGAAACGGTAAAGATCCATTATCTCTTGCGTGCAATTAAATGGAATAAATTGGATCTTTTCTTTTGTATGAAACTTTACATACCACAGTAAATCGTCTTTTTTTATGTTCCAATCAGTATCATATAAAAACTCAAGAGATGCCGTCATAGGTCGTGGATATCTGCCTAAATCCATTTGACCTGTGATGTAGTTTGCATGTGGAAGTGTTTTTTCTAACATAGGCGGATAAGAAGCAGTAACCGGTAAGGTTTTTTCTTCTGTAAAAAAATATATGCTTCCATATTGAATAGAACGCCTTTCTTGGTCTGTTGTAAAAACAAATGCGTCGAAATATTGTTGCGTTAGCACCCTCGAAGTTGTCTGTTTATCAGTGATGTTTAAATGATAATCACGTTGAGCTGGGATGCCATAAACATTGTGATAAAAACTTTTTACTGAAGGGCAAGCCCTAAAGTCTTTTGCTGAATTTTTTTTGTCTACGCCAGGAAAGTGTTTTTTTAGTATACTTACGGGTGCTTGTCCCCATATTTCCTGAGGATACCCGTAATATATTTTTATTGTCATCTAACCTTGTCCTTTATACTTTTTAAAAGATCGTTTTTTGCTCTTGTTCATCGAACTTAGCTTCAACGCCCCACGGCCTATGGATGTGCGTTTTATGCCTTTACCTTCTTGAATAAGGTTCAAGTTACTGATCTTGTTAGCCATTATTAATCATCTTTTTTTGTATTGTCAGAAGAAGACGCGCCAAAATAGAAGCTGATTACTGCGGAAACCAGGCCACCCATGTAGCCAAGCACCAGGTTAATCAGTTCCATTGAATTCTGCTCTGGCGGCATAATGGTGATCATGGCAATGTAGGAGCAAAAGAATAGCACCATAATTAAACCAATAGATTTAGCCACCCAGTCCTTGGCGAACTGCCTACGTGCGTCCTGCTTGTCCTTCGTCTCTAATGCGAACAGATCTACGTCCAGCTCCTTCATCTTGGCATCAAACTTCAACTCGGCCTTCTTGATTTCTGCAAGCTGTTCTGGGGTGACTGTCTCAAACGCTTTCTCGACAGCCTGTGGCGTCGGTTCACAGCCTAATGCGCCTGCCAGAACCTGAGCCGCCATGCCTCCTAAGGGTCCTCCCATCGCGGTGCCAATACTGGGTGCGATACCGCCTATCAGGTCTTTTAGCTTCCCGAGTTTCATAGGAAAGCCAATACAAGCATAGCCAGTGCAATACCGCTGACGATCATGCCCAGTTGTTCATGGGTGCAGTTTTGTACTAGTTTCCAACAAGGAGCACCTATCTTCTTGAATATATTCATTTTTTACCCTACCCTGCAAATTTTTCAACAATAAACAACACTATGATAAAGGGGTAAATCCCCCACACAAGTTTTTCTAACTTGTCAAACTTTTCATTTCCGCTATCTAATCGCTCTTCAATTCGCTTATATCGTAAAGCACATTCTACTTCGTGCACATCCATGCGTTGCTCAGGCGTGGACCTTTTAATGGTGGTTTTTTTAGCTACCTTCTTTTTAGCTACCTTCTTTTTAGCTGGGATTTTCTTGGTTTCCATTAAAATTTCCTACAATCTCTGAAATAAAACAACCATGCCAATTATCGCTCCAACAGCGATTCCAAAGGCCACTACAGCGAATATAATGTCAATTGTATCACTTTTTCGTTTAGCTACAGCACTAGCGTGCTCCAACCTACGTTGTCTAATGATACGGCGTTGCTTGAGCATATCTCGATAGAAATCACCTTGCCCCGTATAAATTAGGTATTCTCGCAATTCTTTTTCAAGCCGAGCGGCTCGTTGTTTAGCCAATGCCACTTCCATGGCTTGTTGCTCAATGCTCTTTTTCGAAAGTAACTTAGCCGCGTTGCTGACTTCTTTACTTTCAATGCTGGCTTCGCTGATCTGCTCGTTTGCCTCAAAAAAAGACGACAAAGTACCCGCCATTTCGTGTAGCTCTTTGCCCTTCTCAACGCCCCTTTTTAGTGCGTTAAATGCCGCGTTAGCCGCAGACAAAGCGGCTACAACCTCTATCATTACAGATACCTATACAAATGTAGCCTAGATTAAAGCTCATTGTATAGGATTTGTACCTTTTTACCTATATGGGAATCCAATGATTTGGTGCTCGGTCATGTATGACACGACAAGGAACAATATCAAAAGCAATAGTGATTCTGGGGCGTTCATGGCTATGCGGCGTTGATTTGTGTAGGTCCCCATCACTTTTTCCAATAACCATTTTTCCTTCTACGCTGGGAATATACAGATCCTCTTTTTCTGTCGGTATCCTATATGACGTGCCTGAGGGTTCGGGGACAGACGCACAGAAAAAACCGTGCCATGCTTTATGCTCAGGTTCCCAGTGACCATGCCAAAGTATGTTAGGTGAGTTTTTAGTGTACACATTTAGCCAACACTGAATATGATACCGATCCCCTCGTTCTAACGGTAAGTTATCCACACATTCTTTAATAAACGAATAAACTTCGTGAAAAGAATGTTTGGGGAAGGATAGTAGATTGTATTGTTCGAATAGTTTTGTGGTTAAAGGCGCGTGTCTAAACAGGGCTAGAGGGGCGTGCCCAAATTCTCTGTTAATTCTTTCTTCTACTTCAAGGCAGTCTTTTTCTATGTCTTTTACAGGCGTAAATTTTTTAGTGAACAAATAGTCGTCCCAAAAAGACTCGTCAAAATACTTAGTGTTCACTTATCCACCTTTATGTGATGTCTGTAGCTGTTCCTAGAAAATGAATGATTTGCTGTTCTAAACGCATCTATAAACTCTGGGTCAGTGTGACTCACCGCCTTTACTTCTAACTCGACCTTTCTGTCTGAGAGAGGTATAAAGTGATAAATTGGAGTGCCTGCTCGTAGTATAATTTCTCGTTTCTCTTCTTTTTTTTCAGGAAATTTTATAAACATGTTTACGTTATTTGAGTGTTGATGGTGAAAAGTTAATATCCCAGGTAATATTTCTAAGCCGTCAAGAGGCTTCACTTCCCAAGCAGGTTTTATCGCCACAAAATCAACGTCTTCCTCTGTGTACATAACCCAAGGGCTGTCAAGTTTTAAATGTAGGTACTCATCCTCATCAAATAAGGTGCTGTATTGCGAATGTGTATGATTTGAAATAGTGCTTTTCATATCTGCAAATTGATATTTCCAATTTTTTTCGCCATCCAAGTAGAGATATAAATCTGACCATAATGGAAGGATAAAACCCTTTTGATATAGTTCAACCCTGCCTGGGCAGGTTTTGATTGTCCTAGTTGCACGCCGATCTCTTTCGGGTTTTAGTAGCTCTCTAGCAGTTTCAATTACAGAAAATGATTTTATTTGTTTTGCCCAACTAGGCTGAGAAGATACTTGGGGGGGATACGCTTTGTGTAGCCCTCCTGCGATAATGGTGTAGCATTTTACTTTAATAGGACTTTTTAGATTTTTAAAAAACTTAAACATGTTTTTATGCTTCTTGAGTATTGTTGTTATGGATAATGATAGTATCGGTTCCTGCATAAAAGGCTAGAAATCCAATACAGGCGATGTTCCAATCTGGTCCTGTTTGTTCTGACCACGAAGGTACATTTATAGATACATGCCTAGCTAAGTATTCTTTTTCTCCATTCTCAAACACACGCCATACATGGTCTGAAGTGCCTCTTCCAGGCTCGCCATTACTTTTATTAAATCTTATGTGGTATTTATTCATAGGACTACTTTTTATCCGGAGCAATAGGCCATGTGACCTTTTCGGGATAACCCTTTTGTCTTTTAACGTCTCTTAGTTCTTTTCTGTATTTTATCCATTCTTGTTTTTCTATAATAGTCATAGGGACGTCAGGGAGCATGGCCCAGTCACTTTTGGCAAGATAGTTTTCAATACGCTCGTTTAAACGATCTTTTTCAGTGGGGGGAGGGGGAGGGTCGGGGACTTCAATATCCGTTTCTATCCAAGCCAAATCGGGTAAATTTACCCACGACAGGTCAGAGAGCCTTTCTTTTACGCCGTGCATTCCAAAAATCGGGCCCCATTGATCCGGTAAAAGAACCGGATCATTTAACGGCATGTTATTTTTTTTATCTATTAATTGCCAAAGTTTTCTAGGCATATCATTCGTTTAAAAAAGAAAACAATTTTCTAATCTTCGGTAGATCTTGTGCGGTTACTATTACATAGTAATAACCACCATCATCCACCCTCATACCAATCTCATGACAACCATTGAACATTTCGCCTACAGTTATACTTCTTGCTCTATTCAAGGTCGATTTCATTCCATTGAGCCCAAACTGTTTTTCGATCTCTAAAACCGCTGGGTCTGGGGATTTTGGAGGTGCTTCTGATTTTAAAGGTGCTTTTGCACGAATATTCTTTTTTTGTTTCATATTAAAAAGGGTCCCATGAAATAGTTACACTTCCGCCAGGAGGGACTGTTACAGGATAACTCCCTGCGCCTCCTATTGGTTGGCAACAATAGCTTACTGGGGATCCAGCGGTGCCTGCGTTACCCGCAGTCCCTGCGTTTCCTTGGCCTCCCTTGCCACCAGCTCCGCCAAAGCCAGGAGTATACGAATATCCACCACTTCCGCCAGGCCCACCGTCACCAGGAGAAGAAAACGTAGGGCTTGCAGGATTGCCCGAAGCTCCTGCGCCTCCTGGGTTACCTGTACCGAAACCAAAATATATTACTTCGTAGGCACATGCTTCGCCACCGTAGTAGCGTAAACAATATTCGTGAATTGTTCCAAAGGTTGCGGCACCACCTCCGCCGCTACCACCATTACCTGCAACGCCACCGGTGCCTGCTGGACCTCCAGTGCCCCCCGGAAAACTTAATGGCGTAGGCAAGCAACTAATCGTAGTTGCCGCTCCCGATGGACCAATTGTCCCAGGTGTGCCGACACTACCTGCTGAACCGGGTGAGCCGCCAGCATTACTGAAACCGTAGCCAGAGAGACCTGCGCCACCGCCTGGGCCGCCACTACCCCCTGAGCCACCGCCTGGTCCTAGTGCAGTAGTTCCTGTCCCACCAGGTCCACCCTGTGGATTTCCGGTGTAAACGCAGTTCCTGAAGCCACAATACCACCACCCCCGTACTCTATATGCTCCATTGGGAGAGCCAGCACCACCGCCGCCACCGCCGCCACCGCCACCATCAGTTCCAGGGCATCCAGGGCATCCAGTGCCACCAACGCCAGTGGCACTTATTTGTTGTAGTCCAGCGGGGGCACAAAAGGTGCCCGGTTCGGTGAATACTTGACATCCACCTGGTGTAGTGCCTCCCATAAGACCAATTTTCGAGCTTCCAATAGGCATTTCCTTAGCTCCTAAGTGTTAAATATCTTCGTATCATATAAAAAACCAACCTGTTAGTACATACTTTGGCTTATCGCCATATACGGGGTTTCCACGGTGAGGATGTGTATAGGTAGCAGGCCAAAAAACTATGCTGTTTTCTTTTGGCGTTATTCTTAACTCTTGACGTATGAATTCGGTTTCGCCTGCGCTTTCTGGCTCAAGGGTATTTAAATACACCATAAAGACGACATACCTGGCGACATTGAAGCCATATCCCTTCTCATGGTGCCATATATGATAACCTCCACCGGGCATTGTTTTTTGGAGTTTAATTTGAGGAATCCAAAGATTAAGCGCCGCAATGTCTTCATAAAGAGCCGTATCTGAGTATAGGCGAAAAGCCTTGTGTATCATATCAATTACAGAACTAAACCGTACCTCGTTATTATTTTCATCAAACAAAAAACCTAGCTTATTATCCATGTCCCTACGGTGCATACATAAACTAAAATCTTCTTTCATGCACTCTGGGGCGTTTTCAAGTTCTTTTCGGCTACGTAAAATATTGTTCTCTTGAAGGTACTCTATTTGTTGAATTATTTGGGGACAAATAAAAGAAGGAAAAACGTCCTCTATAATCCCTATATCATTTTCGCTATATATTGATTTCATGAAAACGGCCTAGTTCCTTGCACCCAGCAAACCAGAGACTGTCTTTCCCCCGAAGTGACAGGAGCTACTCTGTGTAAAAGAAAAGAAGGGAACAAAACGGCTAACCCTTTTTCTTTTGGTAGTTTTGTTTCATCTGATCCTGTCATAAAACAAAATTCTCCTCCCTCGTATTCACTTGGATCATTTAATTGTATGGCTATACTTAACTTTCTAATCGGTCCTTTTCCACAATCTAGGTGCCAATCATATTTACCCTTCTCTTCGCTTTTATAATTAGCTAGTTGAATAGCAGAAATACTAGAGAGTTCAAAGTTAAAAATTTCTTTGTTTATCCTTTCTACATAAGTTTCAAGCCGCTTAAAAATCCACAACTTCGTTTTGTCTGGAGACACCCAATTTATTTTAGTTCTTCTTATTGAATTATTTATAGTGCCTTCACCAATAGAGGCTTGTTCTTGAGCTGACCTAGCTTTCTTTGCTAGATAGTCTAGCTCTTCTTCGTTAAATAGATCTCTAAGAATATAATGACAGGTTGGATTGTCTTGCCTTTTTTCATCTAAAGCATAAGAGGTTTTTACCATAAAGCCCTACTTATTTTTCAAACGCGGATATTACAAAATGCAAAAACCTAACTTCGGAATTCGGGACGCCAGCTACAAACTGGTGAGGAAGCCACGAGTTAAATAAAAACAAAGAACCCGCGTTTAAATTATTAAAATGAATATATTGCGTGCATGCTTTAACGTCAGGGGTAACAGCCGCCATAAGGTCTCCCATTAACTTTCCCTGTCTAGGATCCCCAAACAAAGGATATGGGCAATTTTCTGTTGCTTTTAGAACATAAAAACCACTAAAGACGCTGTTTCCATGGACATGTAAGTAATGATGCGCAGGGGGACTTATTATTTGTCCCCACAACGCATTCATCTTTATCTGATAAATATCAACGTCATAACCGCCTTCGATTAAAATAGAATTAACGATGGTTTCTACGTGTTTTTTAAAATCAAAACAACTTTCGTTATGTGCTAAATTTCCGGTTTGGATCATAGGTGTTTCTGCATCCTTGTCCAAATATTCTGGTCCAAGTTGCATTGTGTTGAGCCATTCCGGTTCTTCTGCTCTATATATGGAAGACGGAAAGTAGTTAAATACCTCCATGTATTAGCTGTCCAGCCAATTGCACAAACTAGTCGCTAATGCAGTGACGTCTTCGGCTGTCATGGCAGGCGTATTGGCGTCCGCTAGTCTTCTGTTTTCAAAAATAATACTCTGTGCCATGCGCAGACAATCTGCTTTACATCGCTTATTTTCATTTGCCGCTGTAGCCGCGATTTGTGCCGCCTGCTGTGCTTCAATAAATTCAACCTGGCTCTGCTGTTCTGCTGTAAGTGCCATTTTCGTAATCTCCTAAAAAGTTAATTATGACAGGTTTTTCATCGGAATTGACGCATACCATGTCGTTCCATTATCTGGGCTCATAAAGAACCAAATATCTGTTGCATTGGCGTCTTCTGTCCTAGCCACAGCTCCTTGCGGGAATTCTACCGTACCTCCGGCAAATGCAACAGTTCTACTTGCTGTAGCATCGTTTGTCAGAATCAAGGTAAAAGAAGTTGCTCTGTTACTGTTTTGGTTACTGCTTCCCAAAGTAAAGGTGCAGTTATCGGTTAATGTAGCCGTGAATACGGAACCTGTACTAGTATCAATAGTCTGTGCCGTGCTGGTGTTTCCTATGGCAACGACCTTATCGGAGAAAATACCCGTCAAGAAACTAGCGGTGATATCAACCTCACCTGTGCCTTTTGGAGTAAGGTCAATACCTACATTGGTGTCATCACCACTGGCAGATATAGCAGGGTTATTACCTGTTGCCGCATTATTCAAAGTAAATTCATTAACTGCTGACGCCGTTGCAGTAATATTTATTAGCTCATTGCTGTTGGTGTCTTGAATATCAGTCCCAATAATTGGGCTTGTCAAAGTTTTTCCTGTTAGAACCTGGGAATCTGAGGTGCCTACTACGTCACCCGATGGAATGGCCTTCTGTGCCGCCGAACCATCTACATTGCCAGAACCATCAGAAAGAACAAAACTGCTTGCCGCAATACCTGAAATAGTATTGTTGTCGGCGGAAATTGTCTTGTTTGTTAAGGTCTGAGTGCCATCGGCTAGTGTTAAACCTGTGTCTACAACAGCGGCTGTTGCGCCTGCACCATCTAAGTAAACGGCTCTTGCTTCGCCCGTAGGAATGGTGACATTTGCACCGCTTCCTTGGCTAATTTCAATACTCTGTGAACCCGTAGTAGCGTTTTCAATAATCATAACCCGTGATATTGTGTTTGGGGCTATGGTAAGTTCACGAGTAGCTGTAAGCGTCGCGCTCGAAGTGACTTTGAAGTAAAAAGCACGAGCAGGGTCAGTAGTGCCGTCGGCTACTGTAGTGGTTGAGTTTACATCCGTGGCAAAGCCATCTTGAGTGCCATATCCAAGGGAGTCGGCAATGAGCTCCAAATTAGTATTTGTGCTTGTGCCCCAAGTGCCAGACTCGTCACCCGTGGCGATTTCTTTTAATCTTAAATTATTTACGTAAGTTGCCATTGGTGCTTACCTCATTCCAAAGTCGCGCCACTGGCCTCAGGGACGCTTGTGGCATATATTTTCATATTCTGTCGTAAGTTTAGTGTTTCTCCGCAGTCGGAACAAGTATCAGCGTTAATTTCAGACTCATCAAGATCAAAACCGCAATTTGCACACAAAACTTCAATGTCATGTTTAGGCTCTATACCAGAACCTAGCTGTACTGCCTCTGTCGTCGTTCTCATGCCGCGACCTCCGTCCAAATAACTGCTTCTTCGGGGACTATGTCATCCCAGATTAATATGTTACCGATTCTACCTACTGCCACGACGCCTATTGGATACACTCGTGCTTTACCTGTCGCGCTTTCATTACCCAAGTCACCCGTCGCTGAAACACCTGTCACGGGTACATTGAGCTGAAGGTCAATTGTAGCACTTCCAATCGCCGAAGTGGCTGATAAACCTGTCTCAGTAACAGTCGCATCCGCCGTAACACCTACCGTGCCTAGTATAAGATTGCCTTGTAAACCCGTAACAAATTCGGTGTGGCTTCCCTGTACTCCGGCATCCCCTAACGCTGTAGTCCCAAAAACACCTGTAACAGCAACAACAGCGGCGGCATCAACACTGACCGATCCTAACGTAGCCGTAGCCGCTTGGCCTAAAACGTCAATGGTTCCGTCGCCGTTGGCAACTACATTGCCTAGCGTCGTAGAAAGTTCAAGTCCTGCTGGGTAAGCATTGCCACCAAGTATAAAGTCAACGGTGCCTATTTCAGTTGAAATAGCATCTACAGTGCTTCCTTCACCCCAACCAAAGTCGCCCCAACCACCACGACTCCAGCCATCAAAGTAAACAGTAGCGTCCCAGACACTGTAGTTTGCAATACCTGTGGCGGAAACCCCAGTTACTTCAACAATGCCCTGTATAATAGCGGTCGAGCTTCCTAACGCTGTTGTGCCCTGTACACCCGTAACAGTAAAGTTATTTACGGTTTGCGTTGTTACCGTTCCTACCGAACCTGTAGCCACGGGTGTAGCTGGGCTGTCGCCCCACCCGTCTGACCCCCAAGGGTCATGACCCCATCCCGTTATAGGAACAATAACGTCTGCCATACTAGGCTATCCGTATAATCGCGTTACTAGCATCCGCCGTTGGGAAAACAATGGTAAAGTCACCCGCAGTTGACGTTTTGTCCGAACCGAAGTCCAAAACAGCAATAGACTTGTCCGACTGAGTGCTGTTATAGATTAACGCGCCACGAGCTGTAATTGTAGCCGTTGACCAGGTGGTGTCGTTAAAGTCAGTGAATGCTGTTGTACCAGAGCTGGTAGGAGCTACGGTTGTCAGCGTGTTACCGCCTGCGGTGTAACCTGTTCCAGACGTTTCGTTGGTAACAGAATACGCTGTTGTAGTCGCATCTAAAGTAGCAGAACTCGTATAAAGCGCGATTTTCATTGTATCCGCTGTTGTACCAGCACGAGCCACTGTAGTGCCAAAGGCGTGAATGCCGTTAAGCATTTCAACCTTAAAAGAAGTACACATTGCTTGTGTAATTGCCATGATGATTACCTCATATTTTGCTAATAATTCGAGCCAAGTCAGCATGGCCCTGTTTTGCTAACTCAGCGCAAATAGTTGTTCTATCTGACCGAATCGCTTCCCGCATATAAAAAACCATTAGGTCTTTTATACGATCCTTGTACACCATCGCTTGCGCTTTGACCATTGGGTCGGCTGTTTCACTAACAGAAATCAACTTCTCCATAGCCCACTCTGCAAGCTCTTCTGGCGTATGCCCACGGTTATTCGTGGTAAATACGTCTACATCAAATGCATTTATTGTTTCGCCTTTTACGCCATCTAACATAAATTATGGTCCTGGTGATTCTGATTTTATTGGTATTCTTATCATGCCATCACGATACTCATCACGACGACGACGCCCCTGTTGCTCAATACCAAGTCCCTGAATTGCCTGTTTATAGCTATTTTCAAAATACTGGATCATCTCAAGAGGTCCCTTGGTGTAACTATACGCCTGAATCAGGCAAGCATACAGTAGCGCCTCTGGCGCGTTTGTGGAGACCCAAGTGCTTGTATTTGTTGCAGATAGCTGTGCTGGACGATAAATATAACCTAGTTGAACAACGAGTGCAGTAGCTGGCGTCGGCGCTATATAAAAATTATCTTCATTCCAAACCCCGTAATACTTTGGTACTCCGGTTTCAGTGTAATCAGGCCAATACTCTTTTAAAAAAGAATTATCCCTAAACTCCAGGAAGGTTTGGTCACCATCTTCAGAGGTCACCATCATATATCGATGGGTCAAGATATCAGAGGGAGCGGGAAGAAAACGGGAGTTAGCCAAAAAGTTAGTCGTAGATTCTTTCTTAAAAACGTCTAAATCAATATCTCGAAGAATACGGTTCTCCGCCATTGTGATGAAGTTGTCAATGACCGAAGCAGAGAAGACATTGCTGTCTACCTCCGTATAATTTCGTATATTTGTTACTAATTCATCGTATGTCATGTTTATACCGTATTGACTAGGTAGCCCATTCCACTATGCACCGAACAATATGTATATAGGTTAGGTGCGCCTATGGCAACTTCTATTTGCGTGTACGCTCCAGCACTACCTGGAACCCCATTATAGGTCACGCCCGTCGTATACTCTACGCCCCCGCCATGGGTGCCATCAGGTGTAGTAGAAAACCTTAACGGATGCCCAGTATTACTAACGTCCGACTGATCATATCGATAAGCCTGTCCTTCATAAATAGTTCTTCCAAGATAACCAGGCTGTGAGCCGTCTTGATAATAGACATTCCCGCCTCCTGGATTACTAACCGTTATATTGTAGGTCGCCGCTATACTTACAGCATTAACCGTCACTGTTCCAACAGTTACTGTGGCAGACATTCCTGTAAGCGTAACGGTTACATTACTTGCTATTACAGTTGATACATTTACGTTTCCGATGTCTCCTACCCCTTCAACCGCTATAGACGCTGGAGCAGGTTGCATGGAGTCAGGCACTGTCTCAAAAGGAGTATCGCCCCCAGTATTATTCACAACTACTGTAAGAGGCTCTGTCCTATCGGGTCTTGGGTCTGCTAGTGCTATTGCATCCCCTCTATACCTTAATGGTTCAATCTGTGGTTCTTTTGGCTCATAGTCTTCTGGGCAGACCATAAACCCACGCCAATTCTTTTTTAAATCACGGTAAGAATATCGTTGTCCACAATAATCGCAGATCCCATATGAAAACTTACCTGTCGCTGTAGCCATTACGCACCTACTTGCGGTACAACATTGAAACTAGCAGTATCCCTATCTTCTTCCGCCGCACGTTTAAAGTCTTCTTCATAAATCTGCTTTAACGGACCTGTTCTATCTGGCGAATACTTCATCGAAATCATATAAGCCAGCCCAGAGGCTAAACAAGGCAAGAACCTAAAGTTCACATCGCTTGTATTAGTGTAACCCCCAGCATCGTCCATGCGCCTAATTCGATAATAAAGTAGCGTATAGTCTTTGTCCGCTGACGGATACAGGTAAACAGTCGGGGTGTTGCTTCTTTCCACGTAATACTGGGAAGGCCTCGCTTGAGTCAACTTGTTAGGAAGATTCAGGTATTCCGCCCTGCCAATCCGATCAATGCTGATATCCTGCTGTTGACCGTTAATTGTCTGGCGAATCACCGCCGACAAGACATTTACAGTATCTGTTCCAACCGCAACGCTACCATCACCCTGGGACAATGGCTGTGTGGCCTGCTCTACGGTCCACAGGTTCAATCCCCTGTTTGCCCAGTCTAAGAACAAAAGGTTCAAAGAACGTCGCGCAGAGGTGAGCTGATAGCCCTCTGTAACCTGCATGCCACATCTTTCGAAGGCTTCTTCGATTAAGTCGTCAATAGACAGGTTAAAATCTGTAGTTCCTGAAGTCGCCATTATTTACAGCCTGCGTAGCCACCTTTTTTGTATTTTTTCATCATTCCGCCACCCATTTTTTTAACGGGCTTTGCCATGCCACCGTCTTTCATCATGACAGCTACCTTCGTAGAAGGCTTTGAAGTCATCTTGTTGCGAGCACCAGAACTTACACATCCACCGCCTTTGGTAGCGGCTCCCATTCCACGTCCAGCCATTTTACTTACCTCGTTGAGTTTTCATCTGTGCAGTTTTTGACAACTGCGTAAATTTAAACAATTTTTTAGAGTTCTTACCCATTCTCGCTCCTGACATGACAGTACCGTCTGAGTGCGTGTGGGTGCTTCCCTTATGTTCCGTGCCATTGCGTAAAAAATACTTCATTTCTTTCGATGCCTTCTTGTCTTGTTAGCCACTTTTTTTGGCTGTTTAGACACTTGCTTACCCTTTGCAGTATCCGCCCTTTTCTTTCGAGTAGTTGCGGCGTACTCCTTACTGCTAAGAGCCTTTATAGCCTTTTCGGGCAGATATCGCTCTCCTGTGGCTTTTGGACCCTGCGTCGATGGTTTACCACTTTTGGTACGCCATTTCTGCTCGGTCCACTTCTTCAAAGACTGCTGTGGCTTTTTAAGTCCTGGTGTTCTTTTTCTTGGATTAGGCATTATGTTTTATACCCGCCACCTTTAGCTTTGTACTGCTTTGCCAACATCTGGGCTTTCCTAGCAGACCACTGTCCTGGTTTTCCGCCTTTACCCCCAGACTTTATCTGAGAAAACAACTGCTTGCGCAGTGATGGCTTGGTATAGTTACCTGCCTCGTTTACCCTAGATTTAGCCTTTGCTGGGGCTTTTTTAGCCCTAGGCATTTAACACCTCCAACGCTTTCTGGCCTGTCGTAACCTACTGTTTGGATCTTTCGCCGCCTTAGGGAACTGTTTCATCTGTCCCGCTGATCTAGCACAGAACGATTTACGTCGTTTTGCCCTAGATTTAGACGGCGATTTTTCCGTTACAGCCGTTTGCAACTTACTGCCTGGGTTGGCTTTCCGATAGGCTTTTACACCTTTTTTCGTCATGCCTGCCCCTTTTTTCGTAGCGCGAAAATTTCCAGACTTCACAGAAGTCTTTATTCCCATGTCTTTGCGCTTCGGCTTAGTTGCCATGTTACTGAGCCGCTCCTCCTTCGAAGAACAAGGTAACACTGGTTACGTTGACACTAGCGACGTCAATGAAAATTCCATTTTCAAACAGTATCCCTGCATCTGGGATAAACAAGTCTTGCGCGCCCGCAACGGCAGGGGTGGTAATTGTCAGCTTTGATGTACCGCCCGATGTACTGCCGTCTTTTAAGGAAAAAGAAGACCCTGTTGCTGTGTTTGTAAAATAAACACCTAACAATCTGCAACGGCCTAATACCGCAGAAGCATCAGCGGCCTTAGTGACCGTTTGGATATTACTACTGCTCATTGGTATCTCCTATTAAGTCAGTGCGGCACCTACAGCAGTCACCCACGCCGCGCCAGTGCTGATAACCAAACAATATTCGTTATCGCCAGCGCCATTGTCACTTATCAAACGAACCTGACCCGCATTACCGGCGGCGGCAGTAGGTAAGTCACTTGTGGTTATTGCGGTTAATTTTACAAAGTTGGTAACAGTAACGTCGCCTGTGATGTCACCTGTGATGTCACCTGTGAATCCGTTATTTGAAACAACGGGACCTGAGAAGGTAGTTGTAGCCATGTCTTATCTCCTGTCGTGGCTAATGTCAGGCGCGGGATTGCACCTGTCAGGGATTTATTAATCTTATAGTAAAAGAAAAGGGGCAACAAGTGCCCCCTTTCCCTTTTTACTCAGCTTACGGAGTACCCGGAGAACCGAATATGCCGCGTGGATCGCTAAAGCCAAAGCTATAACGCTCACGAGCCTTGTAACGTACATTGCCAGTCTCAAAGTCGCCTTCGAAACCAGTGCTCATTGAAGTACGCTGGAACATCTTCATGCCGTTAGGCGCATCAGTCATGATAAAGAATGCGTCAGGGTCAGTCAGATAATGGTTGACTGAATAGCCCTGAGGCACCATTCCCATGTTGCGAGTGGCATTGATGTCGTTATCCGCAGTGCCTACACGAAGAGTAGACTTCAGGATACGGTCGGCAGTGAACTGTAATTCTTTTGGAATTATTAGTTTAGTGCCTTGGACCGCAATCTTGAGGCCACGCTCATCAGTGAAAGACGCGATATCAATCAGAGCCTGCTCAAGAGAGGCTTCTGAAAGATCCGCTGGGGTAGCAAGCTCGTTGGCTAGATCAGGACCTGAAAGGGTCGGATGATCTGTAGCACAAAGAGGCTTACCGTCACCACCGAGAGAGGTTGTGAAAGCATTGTTCAAGATGGAGGCGGCTTTAATTTGCTTAGTCGTCGCCATAGAACGTGCGAGTGCCTTAGTATAACGCTTTGCAAGACTATCGTAGAGGTTATCCTCAATAGCTTCCTCTGTCAGAGAGAACGCTAATGCGATAGTTTCGTGAGTGTAGCGCGCTGTGTAAACTTCCTGAGCCTGGTCGTATGCAACGCCAGATCCTTCAGATTTCACAGGAGCTTCAGCAAAGCCCGAAAGCATCACCTCTTCTTCGAATGCTCTGTCAGATGACTCGCTTTCGTAGATTTCAGCATGCTCATTGTCGTAAGAGCTGTATTCCAGACCGAACAAGGCGTTCAGACCGGGCTCGAGCTCTTTCACTAGTTGTGCGCGAGAAATAGCCATGTCTTATTCTCCTTACTGTCCGGCAACCCCTGCACTTCCGTACAGGTGTTCATTGATTTTAACAACAACGACAGCGTTAGCACCAACAGAGTTGTTAGGTGTATCCCAAAGACCAACGATCTTCAGGTTAAGCGCCGCAGTAGTTGCGATTGAGGAAGTATCCAGCACGTTAGCAGAAACACCAGTAGTGGTATTGCCTGTTCCTACAACGATATCAGCATTCTTACCATAGTTAGCGGCGGCGGAAGTGCCGTCGTTCTGGATGATGAAGAGCTGATTGGGGTCGTCTATTACGTCAGCAATAATTTTGCCCTGAGTAATATTGACGCCGCCTGGATAGTAGTTCTTCCAAGTGGGTTTACCAGTTGTCGGATCAATGTAATTACAGCCATTGAACACGCCCACAGCCGCAGTGTGGCTGGCGGGATTGAACTGGAGAATGTAACCATCCTTCAAAGTGACTAAGTCGCCCTGAAAGATAGCTCCGGCCTGGTTGTCAGCAATTTCGTAGCCATACTGTTTCTGGGAACCAGAGGCTGAAAGATTGCCAAGCGGACGTAGGCCAAACGCTTTATCTACATTTGCCATGATAATTGTCCTTTATTCAAGGTTAGTCGGCGTTCCCATTACGGGGTCCACCGATTGACACACGGCTGTTTCTCTCTGGTGAATTAATCTTCATGCTAGAATGAGCATTCGATTTCAACAGGTCGTTATCAGCCGCAGAAATTTGATCTTGTGTTCTCGATGAATAATAGGCCTGACGTTCTTCGGCGGTTTCTTCGGGAATACGCGCAAGCATCATCCCTCCGGAACTAATGACTCCAGCATAATCGCCGTCGTCAATATGTGATGAATGAAATTCAGGATACTCGTCGGCGCGAACCAACTCATAGCCCTCACGCAACTTTGCAGTTACGTTCATTTTATCTTCAGCACCTGCGATGTTCATCCTTATCCAACGGTGTTTATAACCAGGAGGGGCAGGAGGAGCATCTAGCCTAGAAGGAGGTGCCCACGGTTTGCGTTGCGCAGTTGCTTCACGAGTTTCAGTCGTGCGGCTTGTGCGTTTTAGGGATGGTACTTTGTTATTAACGTCATCACTCATGGTCTTAATCCTTCACATGTCTGGCATAGTCTTCAAGCGAGACTCCAAGTTTTTTGGCTATCGCAACCTGACTTGGCGTCAGCTTTACAGTGCGGCGTGCGTTATTTACTCCCGATGAACGGGTTGCAGGTGCCACCGTTTGCACGGGACGGGACGACCTGTTGTTCTTTTGCGCAGGCTCATATTCCTGCGGAAACATTTGGCGCATGCGCCTATCGATCTCATCATAATACTCGTCGGTCGTTGGGTCAAACCCTTCGTTCTTAACCAACTCGTTATGAATTCCATACACAGTATGCGTCATTACTGTGTTATTGCCAAACCATGGGTTGTTTTCAGCCCATTCTTCGGCTCTTACGTCCGGTTGTCGCCTTGGCTTCAGCACTTCAGGCTCTTCTTGCTGAACGGGCTGTTCCGCCTGCTGTTTCTGTACCGCTACCTGCTCCCCAAGACGTTGTTGCTCGTAGACCAGTGAGGTTAGGCGCTGTTGTGCCTCGGTCTCGGTGTCAATATCATTTTCTATACGAGCTTGTCTAATTACTTGCTTCAGCGCCATAATTTGAGACTCTGAGCGGGTTTGAGCTTCTGTCAATCGTTCTGTGCTGGTTTTACGATACTGCTCTTGAAGATTGCTGTTCTCTGACTGTATTTTTTTTGCATACTCCAAAGCGGCTTCTTCACGGCGCTGTGCCTCACGAAGTCTCGCCGTCATCTTATCAATACGCTTTTTAACTTTGACGGAGTAATCGTCTAGCTCTTCACCGTCTGGTTCCTGGCTAGAGGCTTTTTCTTTTTCCTCTTCTTTTTCTTCTTCAACTACAACAGAGTCCTCCTTCTCGGAGAGCTTGGCATCACTACCATCTTCATTCATCTCAACGGTAGCTTCTTCTTCCTCTTCACCTACTTTAAACTGTAGTTCTTCTGTACCTTGTGTCATGTTGATCTCCTTACATGTGCAGAATGTCTTCTGGGTCGCTAACAACCCCAAGAATTTCATCATCGTTCAGTAGCCTGATTTCACCGCCGTCTATTTGCAATCGAGATCCTGCATACTTTCCAAAGATTATCCAATCGCCTTCTTTGCACCAGGGACCTGTTGGGAACCTAGACGCATCTGAATAAGCTAAATCGCCCATCTTCAAAACATATCCCACGTTAGTGCCTAACTGAGTACGCTTTTGCGTCTCGTCGGATAGCATAATGCCTCCCTTAGTGGTTTTAGCTCCACGATAAGGCAGGATGGCAATTCGCCAGCCAGTAGGGGATGGGATAAGGTCTAAAATAGAGCTGGATAGTCCCTCCTCGGGTATTTTGCCTTCGTCACTGTAGGCATCATCAAGAGAGGGTTTTTTGTCTTTCTTGTTTTGCTCCCACTTTTTTTCAAGTGGGGTTAATTCAGCTTCTGCCATGTAATAATCCTCTGGGTTATAGTTCTTCTCGTTTTTCTAGCTGTACTCTTACAGCCTCACTAACAAGCCTTAAACCATCCAGACGACCCATGAGATACTTATAGCGTTCCATATCAGTAACGCCACTAAGAATCATTGTCTCAGTGTCACGTTCTAGCTTTCTAATTTCTTTCAGAATGCTTTCTGCAAATTCCAGCATGGTGTATCCATGTTATGCAGACGATTTAGCCTCGTCTGGTTGGCTAGTAAATCTTAGTGCGACGTTTAGCGTCTCTTCTTAAAACAGAACCGCCATTCTTCGCTCTAGCAGGTGATTTGCGTGCAGTGTTAAGTGCAATTGCAACCGCCTGTTTTTGCGCCTTTTTTTTGCTACTAGGCGTACTTGCGCCAATCTTACCAGTTTTTTTGTAAGACGACACAATTTCCTTGATGTTTTTTGATATTGTTTTCTTTGACTTTCTTTTGTCCAACGGCATCGTACTATCCTTTCGGCGCGTATATCCTTTCCCTAGCTACTTCAGTACGGTTTTCCGCAATTTTTTCTTGCGACTCGATTCTTGCATCGCTTGATCTAGCGTTTTCCTGAATCCGCATCTGCTCGTTAGCAATCTGCTGTTGTTTAATCTGAGCATCAATCTGGTCCTTAGCCGCACGTTGCTGAAGCTCTTGCTCCTTCAACTGGACTACAGGGTCTGCCTGTGGCGCACCTGATAGCTCGGTTTGCATTGCCTTCATTTCTTGTAGGTACTGCGTAACCTTCAATGCAACAAGTGCCTCTTTCTCAAGGTCAGACGCCATGTTGTCTGGATCAGTGCCATACTGCTTGAATAGTTCTGCTTCAGCGTCCTCTTCAGCCTTCAATCTAATGTGCTGTAATACATGCTTCTGGAGTTCTGAGGCCGCCATTGGGTTTGCCTGTAACATCGGCGACAGTCCCATGATCAAGTGAGCCGCAATGTGCGCATCATGTTGCTGTCCTGCAAATGCCTTCAGTTCCATGCCATCAATCACATTAATATTTTCAGTGGCTGGGTCTACAGGCATCTGATTAGTCTGAACCTTTAAGATGCCATCAATATCACGCACGTTAAGCGCCTGGTAAACACGATAATACGCCTCATACATGTTGTGCATTTGCGGTGCGCTTTGGGCTAACTGCAATTGAGTCTGCGCCAATGTAATACGCTGTGCGGCAGAGAAGATATTAGGATCTGCCATAGGCAGAACCGCAACCATATCGTCAAAGTCTTTCTGTTTGATGGTGCGAGAAGCACCTGGAACATCGTATGGGTATTCATCAGGCAAAAATTGACCAAAACCTTCTGCCAGCATCTCAAATTCTTGGGTCTGAGCGTAGTAAAGACGCTTGTGAATGGCGGACATCACCATTGAACCACGCTCTAGCAACGCAATTGTAGTGCCTACTGCCGCCTGCTGGTTTGCATCGCCGACCTGCATGTCTGCAATGCTGGCAAGACGCCTACCGGCTTCAACAGTAAAGCCTAATAACGTAAATAGGGTCTGAGATGGCTCTTTGTAGGGTAATGGAAGCAGAGAACTAGCCAATTCTGCACCACCGGCATCAATATCGCGCCATTCACCTGGTTGAATTGGGTTATCGTCATCTGCAATACGCGCACCCTTAGCTTTAAAGCCCGCAGGGAGGTTTGATAGCGTTCCTGCATCCAATAATTGGCGCAATGCCATGGTTGCAGTCTTGGAAAGGCCTCCAATCAAGTGAACAAAGCCTAAACCGTAAGCTCCTGGGCCTTCTACAAGCACATAATGAACAAAATACTCTCTTCTCGCCTTATATTCGTCGTTTTCAAGCCAGTTTCGGCGAACACCAACGACCTGACCGCTGTTTTCATCAATCGTAACAACGTAAGGGAGCTTAATTCCGGTCTCATTGCCGTCTTCGTCAACGTCTTCAAAGCCTGGAATGTCCAAATCAACCTGAAATTCTAATAAAAAAACCTCTTCAGGCTCTCCAGTGGACTCGATACCTGTGACGCGATCAATAGAATAACGAATATTGTCTTTTGTAGACGATGAAGACTCGGGATCAACCACCACATCGAGGTATTCGCCAGCTACAACGCGCTTTCTAAACTCATTTTGATCCATCGAGATGCGATGCGTAATGCGCGGACACTGAGAAATAACGCTCGAGCCGTTATAAGGGATGTATAAGTCGTCTGGAAGGACTAGTCTTGAAACCATTCGACCCAACTGCTCGTCGTAATACACCTTTTTAAAGGTCGAACCACCGTATCCAGTGTAAAAAAGTAGCTGGTCAAACTCTGGTGTGTATTCTTTCATCACCGTAGTTATTTGATAGTTCATAAAGTCCTGCACGCGAGACGCCTGCTGAACCTTGTCCAGGGTTTCTTTCCCTAAAGTTTGTGTTCGAACAGGTCCACCAGCAGGCATTAACTCTTTAAACGCCTGAGACTGAAACTGAACAATGGCTTCGGTGAGCATTGGATGAACCGCGCCTGCGGCACCACGGAAAGGACGACTTCTTTCTTCAATCTTGAGTCCTAAAAGCTCAAGTCCCTTGGCGTACATCTCTTCCCAGTCTTCCCTGGAAGAGCTGTCAGCCTCGAACAAGGCCAATAGGTCTATAGAAATATGAGACAGGTCGGTTGGATCAAGGATCTCGGCTAGATTACTGTAGAAATCTACATCGTTATCTTCGGCAACCTCAACAGTTGCACTACCGTCTTCTTCCAACACCACTTCAATGTCAGGGGCGTCGTCTGAAATTGCAATTACCTCAGTGTCAGGAGCAAGGTTTATGACTTTATCAACTGGCATGATAATATTCTCTATCTGTTCTAAGGCCATTATACATGGCATTTCTTATATATCTAATGCTATAATACCCACGATTCAGAAAGGAGACTAAAACATGAGAATCATGGAATACATATCTTGGGACAAACGTCCCGCTGTTATCTGCGCTATCGAAGCACCTACCCACCCAGAAGGCGAGTACGTCGAAGCATACTTTATATCTTCTCGTTCGCCCACCTGGAAAAAAGCTATCCCAGTTCAATTTGTAGATATTCTACGAGAAGGCGAAGTAATAGAACAGGCAGAGTTCGAGGAAATGTTCGGTGTCATAGGCGATACGCTCCCGGAACTTCCGGTTTAAATATATCGCCTGTCATTGTACACCCTCTCAACATTACCGCCACGTTTGAAGTATTTGGGCGGAGGGCCCGGATCAATCAAATGCTCTGGGCTTTCAATAGGTCGCGTCTTTGCTTTCTTGGCTAACACCAGCGGACCTACTTGAATAACCTGTTCTGCGTCAGCGACCGGCATGCCGTCTGCCTTACGATAGAAATAGCTGTGCCTAAAAGGATTCATGCCGACTTCTACCCAGTCGCTTGCGTCAGGAGCAGTCCCATCTAGGATACTCTTAGCCATCTGCTCAACTTCTGCTGGGTCCATGTTTTTCCATGCACCGTTAATACGAGCAACAGTTCCTTTGTTGATCTCTCCGGTTGCCATTCTTAATGGCCCCTCCGCCGTACCATTGAGAGTAAATGTCACATTGTCCAGCACCGCTGTTGGCCCGTATGCTACAGCGTTACCATTTCTAAGAGTGCCGTCATGAAGTGTCACGACCCAAGTGTCATAGCTTTCATAAGCAGGAATGTCTAGTCGAGAGGAGATCATTGTGCCGTCTGGAACATCAATATTGACGCCCACTATGCCCCCAGCGGTCGCGTCTTTTTTCGTACTCAGCGACATAGCAATTTCTTCAACCGTGGGTCGTTTGGGGACCTTGCCTATAGGAACAATAGGCATCTTTTCTTCAACCACCTTGTTATATTCTTGAGTGGTTATCTCGCCGTTTTTAAGTTTTTTTGCCGCTTCTTGAACTTCTGGTACGCGCTTTTGCTTAATACCTTTGTTGGCGTCCTTGAACGACTTAAACTGCTCCTCAGTAATACCTAGCTTTTGTTTAGCGTCACCGAGGCTACCACCAAACTGTTCATAGGTTACTTTGTCTTTTTTACCTGTTCTGGGTTTGGCGACTGGGGCTGTTGTGGCACCTCCTCCATCGAGAGTGGAGTCGGTATCTTTGATAATCCCCTTAACGCCTGATTGAAGCGTTCCATCGGGGTTAATGTCTTCAAATCGTCTTGCTGTTTCATCTAATTTTCTCCTGTCTATTTCAGGCAAAGTATACCACGGGGTATCTTTTGCGCTGGTTACTTTAAAGCCCTTCGGCACTATTTCATTTTTAGGGTTTTTGATAAATGCCTCAAACTCTTTTTGCTTTGTTGGACTCATCCTCACAGTTGACCCATCGGATAAAGGATACTCGTAATAAGTCCCTTCCCCACCGCGTCTATACGTTGCGCCAGAAGAAAACGTAGTTCTCTTCCCTTCGGTAACGCCAGCGCCTAATGGATCCCCACTCTTAACAGATTTTAAGGTGCTATGGGATACAGGTTGATTACCGGACACTAGCCAGGTTTCCCAGTGCATGCGTCCTAAGCTGGCGTCTTGCGGACGGCCTATTATATTATACGCTTCTTTAGTAGCATCTTGAAGTCCGTTCTCCAGCATTTCTGTAACCATGAGTCCCCGAGGACCGATAAGAATGCCAGATAGTCCACGTTTATTTATTCCATCGTAGATATTAGCGCCTCCAAAACGACCATCGTCCCAAAGATTTCTTGATTGAATTCTGTCCATGACAAGTAAGTCGTCCTTTCCAGCTACAAGGCCCAGGAATGAAACAACCTTGTTATCTATTCCTGGTTTATTTGTCACTTCATAAAAAGCCCTACGAAACTCTTTTCCTGTTTTATTTGGATCAGCAAGAGAATTGTGCAACGTAGTCAGTCCACTTTCTCCGTTTTCGCCTTTTTTACTTAGCTGAAGCAGTAGGTTACCTGCCGCGTTTCCATTCATAGTAACCTGCTTTCCTGGAGAACCCTCTGGTAGATTATCAGCAACCATCTGTTTCCATCCGTCGATGTCTGCTTCAGTCAATGTGCCTTTTACAGCCTTATCAATGTATGGACTTGCACCCTCTAATAAATCAATGAATGCGCCTTCCTGCTGGAAAGGACCCGCTCCCCTAGACAGAACACCCCATAAAAACAACCTGCCTGTCATATCAGGCTTGGACAGCCCACTGTCATATACATTTTTAATTTCTGAAACGTATCCAAAGCCCTCGTCCGCACTGGCTCTCATGTCCGGCGTTAGTTGATTTAGCTTTTCTGCTAAAAGTCTTGGGTCATTGGCATACTCAATCGCCCTGAATGGAGGGGCTGGCACATACTCTCCGCCAAACACATTCTTCTCAAAATCAATCCAATTTTGGGCAGAGCGCATAGCATTGGGATGGGCATTAATTGCCTCGTTTATATTAGCCATGACCAAAGCCCTGTTAGCAGGAGTGAAAGTCTGGACCACCGGGATAATGGGTTTATTACCTCCGCCAAAGACCAAAAGTTCCTTGGGCATTCCATGACCAACCGCGCCCTCCGGCGCGGCTTTTATGTCTATCTCGCCTAACATCCGAGCAGAATCAGATACGGGCTGGTATCCCATTTCTCTTTGTATTGCTGGATCCGCCCTGTCTGCCACCTCGTTATAGGTTTTAAGTTGATCTTCTTTAACTTGCCTGTATGCGATTACTTCGCTTGGAGGCATTCGTTGCTCTATGTTTTCCCTTCCATAAAGTTTTTCATAATTCCTTTCAATTGCGTATAGATCGTGGCCTCCGCCTGGCTTGTCCTTTGCTCGTAACATGTCTGGGGTCATGAGCTGTAATTCCCCCAAAACTTTTTCGCCGTTTGGTCCAACGTATTGGATAGAAACCTTGCGATCAAAATAGCCGTTGCCTGGTAACCTTTTCCAGCCCTCGTCTATTATCGCCTGGCTTTTTGAAAGGCTGGATATTATCTGCTCTGCTTGCTCATTTGTATTGACCAGCATAGTCCCACGAATGGAGTCAGCTATTTCGTCAGGTCCCATATCCTTGCGAACTAGCTTGTCGCTAATGCTCTTCAACTTCTTGACGGGGCCAGCCTTGTAGTCAACGCCGACTTCAGTTGCAATGTTGGTTAATAAGTTCTGAAACTCTGGATTAACAGTATTGGCAAGCTGAATCAGTTGTTCTGGGCTACCAATGTCAGATTGGTGACGTTTAAAGTCCACCTCAAGTTGGGGAATATCGGTCTTTGGCAGTTCCCTGACTCGTGTTACATTCCCCGGCTTAAATGTAAACTTTGCCGCCCTACTGAGTTGTTTTCCGGGAACGCCAGGGAACGTGCCTGACATAGATAGTCCTGACATTTCCCTGTACATTTTAGCCGCTTCAAGATCACCAGCGGCTTCTGCCTCAATGGCCTTTTGGGCCAAGTCTTTTGCGTCTTTAACTGCGCGCTCTTGCCCTATACCAGGCGTCATATCTAGCATAAAGCCTATCGGGTCTTCTTTAAGCCCCTGATACATTGCCTTGCCCAAGAAGGAAATGTCTTCGCCTACCTCTTTCATAGGCGCCTCGGTCTGCGCAGTCTTTCTTATATAATCTGCAACAGTGCCCGGAATCTCTGAAAGACCCCGTAACATAGCTTTGGCTTGGCCCACAGAATCAGGGACATCATCTCGGGGTAGCTCCCGTCGCTCTACGGGCGCTTCTCGCATGATTTGAGCGGGGACATCCCAGATAGGACTTTTATTTTGATTTTCAGTCAAGTATCGGGCTTGACGTTCTCCGCCAGTGGTAAGCCAGGAAAGAAACTGGCTGGCTGGGGACTGACGCTGAGACCAATCTACCGTGCCTTCCTCGGTCAGAGGGTACTCAGCAGTAGGAGAGCTCCCCGCAGTAATCCGATTCAGCATCTGTGCGCTTTCGGTTTCTGGGGTAGCTGATTCCTCAACTACCCCTTCAGGTTTTTTTACAAAACCACCATCGTTAAACATCATCGCCCCTCCTACGGTTATCGGAGTGGCGCTGGGCGTTCTGGACAAATAACCTGTTGGATCCTGTCCCTGTAACTCAGCATTGGTTCCACCAAGATAACTTGGTAAGGATCCATAATCATTTGAATAAAAATTGTAAGGATATTGATTTGTGCCTGCGACGGTGTTCTGGTCGCTACTCGTCATGGCGCTACTTGACGGGGCTGGAGTGCTTTCATTCCACGCATTAAATGCGGCTTCGAATTTTGGTACGTCAACCTCACCGCCTACTGTGTTAAATTCACCTGCGCGTAAACGATTTCGCCAGTAGTTATAGTCAGCATAGTTATAAGGCCTTTCACCACCGCTAAACTTAGCCATCAACGCCTGATCTTGTTTAGCCCTAGACTGAGCGAACCTACTAGACATAGAAGGCATATAGCCTCCCCCTACGTCCAATAACTGCCTTGGTCTGCTGGTCACCACCGGCGGGGTCCAACTTAGGCCTGAGCCTGTAGCAGGAGTCAGACGCGCCGCCGGGGTGTACCTATAACCTGTGGGTGAACCTGTCATCGGGTCAAACTCGGGGACGCCAGGAATTCGTTCCCTGACTGGTGAGTCACGAAACGCTTGATCTATACCTGGTCCTCTTGGGTCAACCGCACCAGGGGTGTAAACCGTGGAACCAGTTTGATTACCGCCTGTTGTGCCTTGAGGTCCTTTCGGCGTCTGCTTTAACTGCACATCAAACAAAATACTTGGGTCAATGCCCGCTCTAATCATGTCTTCAAACGTAACACCGTACTGCGTCGCCGCTTTCTGTAACCTGCGACGCTCTTCCGCATCAACACCGCCCTGCTGTAATTTATTCACCAGTGATTGTCCACGGGCAATGGCTCTTTCACGCTCTTGCGCTTCTAACCCAGCCAACGAAGACTTCGCCGTGGTCGGCGCAGTAAACTGTTCCATGGGCAGTGGTTCTTGGGCCGTGAACACCTGATCGATAGTAGACTGCTTTACGCCCGCATTCAGCAAGTCATTCACATCGACACCCTGCTCAAGCATCATGTTATAAAGCTGAGCGCCAGTTCGTTTGTCTGGATTGGCTAGGTATTTTTTCTCTGCGGCGAGAAGTTGTTTTTTATTTGCGCTACCACCCTTAGCCAGTTGGAGAGGAAGGTTGGCTAAAAGTTCGCGGGCCGACATTGCCATAGTGGTCACCTGTACAGGGTTATCATCCCCGCATTGTAAGGCTAATAATACTCGGGGACAACTCCTGCATGGTCGGTAGGCTCATCGTCCTCGTCTGATTCAAGGCTGATGAAATTGCCTGCTCTGAATCTCATGAGAGCCTGTGTCGTGCTATCAACCAAGTCATCGTTGTCGCCATTGGGAAACGACGCACATTCCTCGATCACTTCGTCCGCCCAATCCGTCTCAGGAGCCCAGACCATTCCAGCCTCAAGCACCGGAGCAACAGAGTTGGCCCTTGACACTTTGTCCTGGCCTGCACGACGACCGCCTGGTGAATACATGGTCACAGGAACACCAAGACGACGCAGTTCCTGTTGAAGCGTGATCCCTGTCGCTTTGGCCTCGATCAATACGTTATCGGGTTGCCAATAGTCGTACTGCTCTTTCGCTAACCGTTTTAAGTCAGGAAAGTCCCATCGACCCTTTCGCATATCAACCAACATTAAACACGGCATCGCATCATCGTCAGGCGTAAACACGCCCCACGTTGTAATCGCACTAAAGTCGGCAGTCTCTTTTTTACTGTAGGCAGTATCGTAAGATTGAATAATGTAATCGAGTCGAGGGGTATGTTCCTTGTCCCAACGTCGCCACCACTCACGTTTCAGGATTGCACCCTCATCCGCCGTGGGCTTTTGTTGATACATCGCGTTCCATTTTTGAACGGACAACGATGCTTTCACTGCCTTGAGCTCGTCAAGTTTCCAGAAGGAAGGCCACAGTGGTCTTTCGTCCTCCGTGTCTTCGTCAAAGATTGCCGGAAACTCAATCACTTCCCACTGGTCGGCATTGTGACTGGACTGGGCTTTTAACAACCTAGCCGTAAGATCCTTGGTCCCCCAACGGGTCATCACGATCACAACAGAACCGCCAGGTTGTAAACGAGACCGAGGACCAGAGGTATACCACTCCCACGCATTATCCAATGCCAATGCCGACAGGGCATCCTGCTCCGAGTGCGGATCGTCAATGATTAACAGGTCAGCACCACGACCCGTCATCGCACCGCCTACACCAACAGCAAAGTATTCCCCACCCTCGCTCGTGTCCCAGCGACCAGCGGCTTTTGAGTCGGCTTTCAAGGTGCATTCTGGAAAGACGTCCTTGTAACGATCAAGGTCCATCAAGTTACGAACCTTCCTGCCAAATCGAACAGCCAGTTCGCCTGTATGCGTAGCCTGTATCACCTTGCGCATTGGATCACGGCCCATCATAAACGCCGGAAGCAAGTAAGATGCAAATTCAGATTTAGTGTGACGGGGCGGCATGTTGACAATTAAACGCTTTAAAGTGCCGTCGGCGATACGATCAAACGCCGCCGCCATCTTTTCGTGATGGCTAGAAAGGATTGCCTCAGGCCAAACGTACTTGGCAAATTGTAAAAAGCTATCCTGGGCACCTTCTTGAGCCTCAAGCATCGCAAGGCGTAATTCAAGGCGCAATCTTTCTGCTTCAATGTCGTCTTTGACTAAGTGCATTTAAAATATTTTTTGCAAAAATTTTTTCAGGATTCGATTCTCCAGATAAAGGGGGTGGGTTTCAAGTTATGTTTCACATGGAACATTAGCCATTTTCGTTTTAGGCCTAATTATTTGTGTGAAACCTGGCCAAGGGGTCACCGCGCCTCGGCGGGGGCGCCAAATAGGGGGAACCTCAATAAAATCAATGACTTACGAACCAAATCGGTCTTAGGGTACCTGCGCTATTTCCGGTAAATGTTATTACCGGAAATAACGATCCTAATAAAATCAAGGACTTACGCAACATCGGCCTCGATTCCAGGCCCAGGCGCCCAGGAACATGGGCCCAGGCCCATGTCACACGGGGGGAAGCCCCTTATAGGGCTGGCTGGGCGGGGCTGTACTTAGTTTAAGCGACGTTGTCATGCTCGAGGTAGCTACCCCTTGTATATAGTCTAGCGTGGCTAATACGCGCTCTCCTGGGCTCTCAGTGCATTGTGGTAATTCGGTGGAATGTAGTGGGGATAAGTGGCGCAAAATGGCTACTCAAACCCCGCCAGTCGATATCGAAGCATATCCCACAACACAGCATCCAAGCGCCAGCTATCCAGCGGCTCGGCCTCGATGCCAAGCCTGAACACCTCTTCCGCTTGCGACCCATGGTAGAGCAGGAGACGGCCGTCAGCAGGCCTGGTTGTCCCCGTCTTCTGGTGATGAACCAGGATGTATGTCGGCATCCCCAGGGCGGCATGCTTCAGTTGAAAGGCTATCTGGTGCGGACTCATCTTCACCTTCTTCCCACTCTTCACCACTTTCAATTCCATCATCACCCAACAGTCCTTCTCCAGGGCTATCAGGCAGTCCGGAATCCCAAGACCCACTCGACTCTCCAGCCTCGTGATCGCCGCTCTCGGCAAGTTCTCTTTCAGTCTCTGGTACAAGCGTGACTCCGGCCCCTTCGCCATCGCGCATCTCCTCAATAATTGTCGGTTGGTATTCGATCTGCTCGAGTTCCTGCTTCTCGCTCAATTCCTCGGGCGTCATGTCAATGATCTGTTTCGGCGGCGGTCCGCCATACAGTTGCTGGAGCTCTTCCAGCTTACGCCTGACCTCTTCCTTGCTCATGGAATCAATGGTGCCATGTCTGATTTCTTTTCGATCCACATAGATTGTGCCCAGCGCCTGCCCACGTCGATACTCTGCCGTGACTGCCGCGCCAAAGTTACCAGCATCCAAGGCGGCATCGCGTATTGCTTGCAAGTCTCGCATGTGCCTCTCGAAAGTAGTGCCATATTGATCAGCAAGCTCCCGCCTATATTCCTGGATCGCCGCGACAACATGTGGACTTCGTTTTGGATCAGTCAGTCTATTTGCAACGTGTCCTGCTTTGTCTGGGGCATATCCAGCTCTGATTGCCGCCTCCTTCATTGTGCACCTGCCATCGCCTGTGATCAGCTCCTGGATAAACTTCCACTCTTTCGGCGTGACAATCTTTCTCTGTTCCTTCAATGGCTTCACCTTTGTCTTCAATCGTTGTTCCATGTTGTTTCGTTTCAGCGGGACAGTGTTCAAGATGTCGCGCAACTGTTCACTTCCTTTTTTCATCAATGCACCCTCTTGCAAGTCCACTGGTGCCAACCAGTTTCCTTCACTTCAAAATATTTGCCTGCCTGGCGCTTACAGTGAAAAGTTGCCGCACTCCTGGCACGCTGTGCATCTGCCGCACTATGCAGAATAAAATAATCGCCGATGATCATCGACTTGAACGGGTATTTCGATCTGCCGCTGGCTAATCGTTGTATTTTTAGTTCTTTACCCATTTATCTCTCCAGACTGTTACACCTGTTACGGCAATTTTTTTCTATTTTGCTACTTACTTATATTTTTTGTTATTTTTCTGTACTGGGCGGTTTTTAACTTACCACACAATAAAAACAGGTGTTACACCATTACTAAAGTTCTTGAAAAATAAAAATATTTTTTTCTAAAATGAGCTCGCGCGCGCACCCCGTACTTTTCTATTTTACTGTTACACTGATACACCAAATTATAAGTAGTGTATACAGTAGTGTATACGCTACAGCCCTTATAATACCTACGATGTAACACCTGTTACACCAAAACTAAAGTTCTGACGAAATAAAAAAAATAAAAAAGTTTTTTTTCAATAACTTTAGTTTTAGTGTTTCACCGTATCACCAGTGTATACAGTAATGCCATAAAGCCAGGTATTACGGGGCATTCAGCCCTGTTACACCTGTTACACCAAATTTAAGTGGTGTATACAGTGGTGTATACAGTGGTGTTACACCCTCAAAACTCCAGGGTCCACGTATCAACTCTCTTCTCCGAAAAGCTCCCAGTAGTCTTTGTGGCATCGCTTATCATGACCACAGTTGTAGCAGACACCGAGGGCATCATCGAAGTCAGGCGCTTGACAGATAGTCCCGTGGTCCTTGGACCATGACGCCGCATCACAGACACAATCAGCATGTACCGTTTTCCGTTCCATAGCACCCATTGTTTGTTCCCCCTATTCATCAATGGACTCGAATTCTTGTCCAAGTTTTTCGACAAAAATTTTTGCGATTCTCACGCATTCTTCGGCGGCACTTTCTGGATGATCACAGATTGAGTTTCTGTTTTTATCAAAAAGCGCATGAAGCACCACGGCGCTGAAAAGCCCTGTAAGGATTTTTTTGTCGGATGTATTCATATCACCCCCAGTAAGTGTAGAAAGAGCTCTACGACGATTAGGGCGGACGCTACGCCTACAATTATGGCAATGACACCTCCCGTGATCATGGAGCGAAAAATCACGTCCCACTCTTCTCGGGTAATAAACTTGTCTCCTGGTTCTTCGGTATCGACGGCCTGCCACTGGGGCGGCATTGGCTCAACATGAATATCTATGTCATCTAATTTTGGATTGGTTTTCATTTGGGTCTCCACGGTTGGTTTATGTTGCTTTTTCCCACAGGATGAAATCATCCTGGTAGAAATCTAAAAGTTGTTGCTGTCTTTCTTTTGTTAAAAGCCTGTCATTAGCTGGCCTGGGTTTTGATTTATTTTCGTGGCCTATGGGCGGGGCTTTACCTCCGAAACTTTCGATCAGTTCCGTGATCCTTGGTGCAAGGTTCTCTATCTTATAAACCGTTGGATTATCATCCAGGAAGCTGGTTTGTTTTCTCAAGAATACAGATGAATACGGCAGAGGCTGATTGGCCGTCCCAACAGAGCTATAAAAGTTATCCCAGAAGCAGTTATAAATACCTTTCCCCCCTTGACCTATAGCGTGGTTTGTTTTTATGTCCCAGGGCACCCCCCGCTTATCAAAAAGCGCATAAGACACAATGGATAAAAAACGATCTACTGGATGTCTGACCACGGCGATGCACTGCATGTCTTCAGTAACTAATTTTTTCTCTAACAGCTCCCTCCAAGAGAAGTGACAAAGAGACGTAACATTGTTTTGGGGAAGCATTTGAGACATGGATTGCACAGATGTATTGGGCAAGGTTTTTTCATGTTGAAGGCGGATATGTTCAAAATTTAATTCATCATGAGAGTTATGAACGCGGGTACAGATATCGATGGCTGGATCGAGAATTCCCGACATGCGCACTGCTGGCTCGATAGAGTGGGTTCCGCACTTGGGAATGGAAATAAGGGCAAAATTGTTTTTATATGAAATTATCATTGTCGGTAAAAAATATGATTCTTGACCCGTGTTGTTGGGGTCATGGTCAATGTCCAGTCAGGATTTACCCAGGTAGCGTGGTAATGAGTTGCGCCGTCGGTTGGGTCTGGGATCCAGTTGTTCATGATGCCCAGGGAGAGAATAACGGCGGAGCCAAACGCCGGTTTATCTTTGATGACCTCAGGCTTACCGTCACACCAAAAGCTAAATTGACATTGGTGTCGCAGTGGTACGTGGCGCCAGTAGCGCCCTTGTTTGACCACGTCGCAAACTGTTGACGGGTAGTCAACACTGGCAACTCGATTTAAGATGACGTGCCCAACTGCATGCTGACCCTCTACAGGTTCACCGCGTGCCTCGTGGTAAATGGCAAGAGCCATGCACATAATCGACGATATCATTAGATGTCTCACTCGTGTTCGTCAGCCTTAGCTTTCAAATTATCGTGAATAGTCTTAACCCACCAAAAAAATAGATCTTCTGTCAGCTCATGTTTCATAATGTTCACGCGGTGCGCGACCAGTTGAATATTATTTTTGTTGTATGGGTCATGAGGAATTATTCTGTCAACGCTGGCATTGAATTCTTTTTTTCCTGAACCGTCTCGATGATAAGTCAGGGCAATGCCAGATATCGCACAACGCCCTTCCTGTTTTTCCCATAGCGCAAAAAGATCCTCGATCACAATATTAAACTCTGCCTTCGAATGTCCCCTGTTCTTCTTTCTGTTGGTGTGAGTGTACTTCAATTGCGCGTACAACCGACGGATGTAAGGCGCTGGTCCTTGGGACGAGGCCAGCCGTCGCTTGACGGAATAGCATACAGCGCAAACCACTCCGCCCCTGCCCGTGTCAAATTCGGACAGGTGCTTGAGCTCTCTGCATTCACGACATCGCCTTCTTACCACTTTCATGAGTGGCATCATGACAATTACTGTCGCGTTGTGCAATCCATACACGTTCTCTGCCAATTGCTTTCGTGAACCCGTTGCACTTAGGGCACCACCAACCAACGCGTATATTTTTTTGGGCGTTAATTACTTCTTCTTGCTCATTTCCGCAGGTACAAGGAATCTTTTCAATTGAGTCAGTAATCATTCGGCCTCCTGGACTTCAGGCAAGATTAAATCGACTGTATCAACCCTGGCTCTTTTTACCACTTCAAAAATAGTATTCAGGCAAGCCTGGGTGTCTGTGTGTACTTCACGCATTGCGCTCAGGATCTTCACCTTGTCCGCGTAAAACATATCACCGCAGTGGGTCAACGCCATGGAACGCAGTTCGGCTTTATGCTTGCGCAGGCTTTCATTCATGCTTTCCTCCATACCCTGATCCCTCCGTTTTCTTTTCGTGCGATGTACTCGCGATTATAACGATCACCGACGGCCTTCGCCGCCTTGTATGCTTTGCCGCCTAACTTTTCTTCGAAGTAGGCAGAGTCGCCTGGCTCCATGTCCACGAAAGGATACTTTCGCTGTCGCGTGGACTCTGGCAGTGGTATTGAATTTTCAATAATCATCATCGTCTCCGTATCGCATGTCGGCCTCGTTGGCCTCATGGTTTAATTTTTCCTCGAGCCGCTCATGCGAGGGGCCATAGGTTTCTTCATAATCACGTTGCAGTTCAGCAACATCAACTGGATCACGTCCCATTACTTTCTCCCTTAAAAAATAGCCATGGCAATTGAAATAATTAAAAAGACCAGGGGGGTGATGAGCACCCCCGCAATCCCGCCTAGTATTATTTTTACTGTGTCGCTCATATCTTAGTGCCCCCAACCCAGCGCAGTTTCTATTTTTGGTGTGCCGTCCCAGGCAGTGGCATAAGCGTAGTCTTTAATTTTAAAACCGTACTCACCAACCATTTTGTTGAAGGGCTCACTGCCTTCAGCATCAGGAGCAGGGACTACGAAGTCGTATGACTTTTCTCCCTCTACTCTATTCTTACCAACCTTGACCAGAGTCGCTTTTTTGCCCCTGACGTCCAGGACCTTGTAAAAGTCTATGTTGGTCTGGTCATAACCCCAGCTAGTGTAGTAGATGTCACCAACCTTGATGCTTTTTGCTTTCTCTTCGATAGCCGCTTTCTTTTTGGCCTTCAGCTCTTTGTTATATTTTTCCCTCTTGAAATATTTATCGATCCACTGGGCAAGGAATTCCTTCATCCTTTCTGCGCTCTTGAAATTGTAGTAGAAGTCGTACTTTGCTCTCTTGCCGCTGAAACCCATGGCGCTGGTATCACTGATTATGTAAATCACCAGGCTTGAGTTGGGAACGTCAATCTTTTTCTTAAAAAGCGTTGGAACGTAAAATTCTCTAGTCATTCTCATTTCTTTCTCCTTTCTGATTGAATTAACTTACGAACTAATAATACCAAAACTACAAATAAATACAACTATTTTTTGATATTTTTTTCTATTTCTGTTCTGATTGAATTAACTTATTTATCTTTAATTTATGCTGGATTTCCCATGGGGAATAGTCCTCCCTGCCTTTGATTGCCCACTTTTCAACGACAGGCTTGCCGTACTCGTCCTCATCGACGATCAAGTAGGCAACAGTCTTTTTGACCTTTGCATACCGCCAGCCAGATTCCAGGCCGGGGATAATGTTGCACTCATCGGCAACCCAGACCCGGCTGGGGAACTCAGGGTTATCTGACCGCATATCAAACTCGAAAATCTTGCCGCCGCTTTTTTCCCGAAAGCAACCGCCGTCGGCGATGGGATATTCTGAACTCGGTGCAAATGCCATGTCTTTCTCCTTTCTGATTGATTAAGCAACTAATTCTTTTTTTTCTTTTTTAAATTTATACCCTGCGACATAGGACAGGATGCTCCTGACGTGCTCTCGATCAACGCTGTCATAGTCAACGGGGCAATCGGGGTAGTAAACTGGCAACAGTTTCATCGCCAGGGTAATCGCTTTTTTATCAACCCCTAGCATGGGATAAATACCTTTTTCTTCGCCATAAAAGTCGAAGCAATAATCGACAAAATCTTTCTCGTTAAACATGTCTTTCTCCTTTCTGATTTTTCGCTAAATTCAAACTACATATAAATAATATCAAAACCACAAATAAATACAACTATTTTTTGATATTTTTTTCTACTTTATAAATCGCTTATTCCTCGATCCACTCCCCGCTGTCGTTTCGCACTACTGGAACAACCTGCTCGTCATCAACGGCGTTCCTGGTCTTTCCGGTTCGCTCATCGCGGTACTCCCAGCCATCATAGGTGTTGACCTGACCTGTGCTCACGTTCATGAATTGCTGGGGCGATTCCCAGATCACCCTGACGGGCGCGGTGTCTTCGATCAGCGTGACCTTGATTTTATCCTTTTTGTCTTCGATCAGAGTGAGGGCATAGGTCATCGCCTCTAACACGTCGTCGAACATATCAAGGCCAAAGGCCGGAGCCTGTTCAGTGTAATAAGTAACTTGGTATTCAGTTGTCATATCTTTCTCCTGTATGAGCGGCACGTCCCTGTGCCTGTTTGTTTACAAAATATCGCTAAAGATAACGTCAAGCTGTTGCGCTGTCAGGTGTGCATCAACAATAATCTTGATGTCAGGGAAGAAGCTGAACTGCGGTGATGAGGAGTAAGGCCCAAATACCTCTTTGTTAGAGTCCCAAAGATAAGTTTTGGTGTTTTGGGTTTTTGCGGTGTTAAAAGTTTTCATTTTTTTTCTCCTTTCTCGTTAAATTCAAACTACAAACTAATAATATCAAACCACCAGAAAAATACAACTATTTTTTTCTATTTTTTTCTACTCAAAGAACGGCGCGTCCCTGCGCCTTGATTAAGAGTTTAACCACTCTTCGTAAGTTTTTAATGGCTTGCCGGTAGTGAAATCATTACCTTTTCCATCATCCGCCAGGTCCAAATAGAGCTCATACTCCTGGCAGTTGGAGCCGCGCACCTGGGTGCGAAACCCATCGCGCTCTACCGCAACTACTTTACCTTCGTGTCTTAACTGTGCCATGTCTTTCTCCTTTCTGAGCGGCACGTCCCTGTGCCTGGTTAATTATTAATCTAGTCTTCGATAATCTCAACTTTAAATGACTTCAAGTGACTTTCTTTGAAGACACTATCAACTGACTTGGCGAACTTGAAAAGCTCGAGCATTCCTTGCCCCCTGGCGTTGCCATTAACGGGGCCATCGTACAACTGAACCATTCCACAAGGTCTGTTGCCTCCTTTCCTGAGAACAACCTCCTCGCCGTCAATAATTGCAATCACCGGATAATTTCCTTTGTAATATCGGCATTCAATTTTTTCAATCGAGCTGACCAGCTCTTTAGCTTTAGCTTCGTAGTTCATGTATTTCTCCTTTCTGATTAAATTAACTTACAAACGAATAATATCAGGTTCACCAAATAAAACAACTACTTTTTGATATTTTTTTCTATTTATTTATAACACATATAAATCAATGACTTATGTCAAACAAAACGGTCTCCCCGCAGGTAGCCACGTGATAATTTAGCTCAATTCCTTCAAGAAAATCATCCAGGGACATGCCAGCCCGTAGGCTGGCCTTGACCAGGAGTACAGACAGGGCGGCAAGAATCTCGGCGTCGCAGGCGTCACCGGCATTCACCGCGCTATTGATGACGTCCTGGATGGCGTCATGCAGGGAGGTAGCGTCTTGTTCAAATTTCTCGATTGTTCTGTTCATCATCTATAAAGGCTACCTCTTTTTTACCGCCGATGCCATGGTGCCCTTCCACGATTCGAATGAAGTCTCGCACGAACAGTGGCGTTGGTTTCACCCCCCGCGCCGTCGCCTTCATGTAGGCTGACAACATCTCCTCTTCGTTCATCGGTGTCTGTTTCAGAATTTTGGCTTTCAGTCTTTTCAGAATGTTCATTCCATACCGTCCTTAAAAGTTCTTTTGCTTTTGCTTTTGCCTGCGTCACTGTGTACGCAAAGCCAGTGTAAGTTTTTTTCTTTGACTTGATGGTAACCTGGTACCAATCTGTTTTTATTTTTTTTATCACCATTCTTCTTTCTCCTGAATCTCATCTTCAAGTAAAAATATTTCTGACTCACCCAGTGAGTTCAACAAACTAACTTTTCTTTTCCTTCCCGTTTTTCCGACTACCATAATTGTGACATCTGTCACATCAATCTGTTCTGGCAAGCCATGCTCGGCAGGAAGCAATTCGTAACTCACCTCAATCGGGTAAGTCAAGGATGTGGTCAATGTGCCTTTCATCTTTATACGCCTCTCGTAGATCTTTGGCTTTTTCTGGATCAAGTTCCTCGAGCACTCGCAAAAATTCTTTCACGATCAGCGTGCCGACAATTTTGGTGACAGGTGTGTCGCCCTTATAAAAACGATCCAGCTCTTTGAGCATCATGTAATGCTCCGCTCGTATGGACATCGACGCCCATTTTCTTTTTCTTCGATGTGGCACAATGTATTTCTTTTTTTCCATCGTCTCTCCTTTCTCTATTTAGCTTTGCCCCAAGACTCGCCGATCTCAACATCGACCCGCAAAGGGACTTCCAACTTAACCGCGTCTCGCATGAGCAACGCGGCCTCTTCTGCTTCTTCACGCGACTTCACGCTCAAAGCAATTTCATCATGCACCTGGAGCATGACCTTGAAGCCTGCATCCTCAAGCGCCAGCATGGCGGCCTTTGTCATGTCCGCCGCGCTTCCCTGGATTAAACGATTCAGTCCCTTATAGGTCATGGCGCGCCTGATCCTTGAGCCGTACTTCGCGTAGGCTTCCTCGTAGGGCAGTGCTTTATTAATTCCCCACTCGGCGGGCTCCCACAAGGGGAACCGACACTTGCGTCCCAGGAGGGTACGGATTGATCCACCCGACGCCGGATATTCTATGCGCTTTTGCACCGCGTCGATTGTTCCGCGCAGGAACGGCACCTTCCTGTGGAAGTTCTGCATGAGTTCACCGGCCTCATCGACAGACACGTCAAGCTGATTCGCCAGCTTGTTCTTGCCCATGCCGTACATCAGGCCCAGCCCGATTGTCTTCGCTTGCTTGCGAGAGATTCCTGCCATGTCAGCCACCATCTGATGGAAGTCAGTGTCTGGATCCTGGTTGTATGCTTCGGCTAATTTCATCGCACTCTCAAGTTTTAACATCGTGGCGTAATGGACCGTGAGCCGTGGTTCCTGGGAAGAGAAGTCATTCGCCGCCCAGAGCTCACCTTCTTCCGGAAGGAAAAGACTACGTACCATTGGACCAATGACCGGGTGCCTGGCTGGCACCTGTTGCAAGTTGGGCTGGGCCATGGACAGTCGTCCTGTGACCGTGCCACCGTCGGCGCCTCGCAGTTGATTGATGTGTGGATGAATGCGCCCATCGGCCTCTGCGAAATCCAGATAAGGCTGTAAGAAAGTGTTGTGAGTTTTATTGACCTCACGAGCTTCGACAATCATGCGCGCGACGTTGTGATCACATCCTTCCAGGAAGGTCTTGGTGAAGCTGGGTTGTCCTTTCTCTGTCGTCGGATACTTTACGCCAAGTGCATTGAAGGCTTTTGCAATCGACGCCGCCGCCCAGATATCAACAGGGACACCCGACTCCTTTCGGATACCTTTAATTAATTCATTTTCCTTGATCTTTAAATCACGAATCATTTTCTCTGCGTTTTTGGAATCAAAACGAATGCCTCGATAGGTAACGCCGACCAGTGCAGGCAACAGTTTAGACTCAAGCTGGAATATGGATTCCACTTCTTCCTGGCGTAAAAGTATCTGTAGATGATGCCACAGCTTGAGTGTAAGTGCCGCGTCTTGCTCCCCGTACTCGCCGACGAACATGGCAGGGAGCTTGTACAGTTCTTTCTTAGGATGCACACCGAAGTCTGCCGCCGCCTGTTTTAAGTTCTGCTCTGACTTCACCTCTTTCAGCATGTCGAATCCCAGGGAGTTCAGCGCGTAACTGAATCGGTTCTCATCAACCAGGCCAGCCGCGACCATTGTGTCGATGATCTTGCCATTGACTGTGAAACCTGAGGCCAGGAGCCAGCCCAGGTCATATGCCGCGTTGTGCATGATCTTGTCGCACGGCAGAGCCAGCACTTTGGCTATCCACTTTTCAACGATGCCTTTGTCAATGTTGCCGCCGCCCTCATGCGCGACAGGGTAGTAGCCGCACCATCCGTCCACTGCGAGTGCATAGCCGACGATGTAACCATCCTTCCTGGGCCACCCTGGGCCGAACCGTTCCATGTTCGGGTCGCAGGTCTCGAGGTCAATGGCTATTTCTTTAGCATCACTGAGATCCGGAAAATTACTTGGAGGCACCCACTCACTGCTGGGCGGAAACAATCCGATATTCTTTTTCAAAACCTGAACCCTCTTTCTTCGTTTTTCGGGAGCACAATATGCAGTGCTTCTCGTGTTCGTGTGACGCCGACATAAAGCAGTCGATTGATATCGTCAGCGTTGCGTGCGTAATCCTTGGCGAACCTTGGTGACAGGTCTGTCATCAGCAGGACGTTATCTGCTTCGCCACCCTTTGCTCCGTGGATCGTGGATAATGAAATAAGTGGCTTGGTGCCGAGCTTCGTGCCACGTCGTAGGACCGCGATTAGGTACTCGCGCTTGTCTTCACCGATCCGGGTCAGAACCTCATGCCAGACATGATTACCTGCCAGCAGGCCGTGATTTTCTTCCAGGTCTTTCATGGTATACAGAACTTCAGGATCCGCATTTTTCAATGTCTTAAACCCCCGACGTATCAAGTCACTAGCCATGTATTTGTAGACATTCTTCAGGACGCCGTGATTTATCGCATCGCCACGACGCAGGCGCTCCCAGCCCACGACAGCAGATAGAATAGAATCAGCAACACTGCGATGCCCGTGGCGCTCGAACAGCAACCCCTGGCCTTTCAGCCAGTTGTGCATCTCGTTGAGCATGTAGTTGGTGCTTGCCATGATCAGCCACTCACCTTTAGTGACATCAACCGATTGATAGTCATTGTAATAAGCAATGCTTCCTGCATCGTCTTTTGGAGCCCACACTTTTTGCTGACGTTTTTGAATGCGATGTACAATATTATTTGCAAGTGAATGCACTTTTGCAGGAACGCGATACGATTGCTGTAGAATTTTCACTTCACCTTCGCAGGATAAAAACGACTCCACGTCTGCACCTGCCCAGGTATACACCGCCTGGTCATCATCGCCTGCTATGTATGAACGCTTGGCTCTTGATGCAAGTTCCATGACCAGCCGCCATTGAAGAAGGGATAAATCCTGTGCCTCATCGACAATCAAAACATCCAGGACAGGTAGTCTTTTTGACTCTTCAACGATCCGCTCTAGTAGGTCAGTGAAGTCTAAAAGCAAATGCTTTTCTTTATATTTTCTGTACGCTCGTTCCACATACTCAAAATGAAACCACTCGATGTCCATGTCGCTACGGTTATAATGCACGCGCAGGTCTTCGCCACGAATACGCGCCAAATTGATTTGATTCAAGATTGGATTGTCAGCACGTACAACATGCTGATCATCTTCAATAGACGTGGCAATCTCAAGCCCAGACAGTTTTGCAAAGTCGCTGAAATGTTGCGGGCTCATCATGTCCTTGTTGTTCACTCCCAGGCATCGATAGGCCAGGGAGTGCAGTGTCCTGAACCATGGAAAGTCGAGCTCAGAATTTAAATCGGGGAATTTTACCATTGCCCGATCACGCGCTTCAGTCGCGGCCTTTCGAGTAAATGCGAAGTAGCCAACCATCGTTGGATGCACGTCGGCAAGTTCCCGCTCAACGGTGTTCAACAGGAAAGTTGTCTTGCCCGAGCCTGGCGGTCCAAATATTTTAGTGATCATCAGAATGGCACGCTGTCGTCGTCGTGAACGTCGAAGGGAGCATCCTGCTCGTCGAAGGGACGTAGGAGCCACAGTCTGGTGAGACGCCCTCTCAAGCGAACTGATTGCGTCGTCCCGCCCATGTCGCGCAGACGTTGTGCCATTTTTGGTGCAGTCAATCCAGTGAAGCTGTTGCGCTTCAGGTGTGCCTCAAGATCCTTGATCCGGAAGTACGTGATGCCTGTATCTTCATCTGTCCACACCCTCCCCATCAGTATCTCATCGCGATCCATAGCCTTCTGGAGGTGCGTGGTGAACTCCTCGACAAGATCCTGGAATCGCCCTGTGATAGTGGTGTCTTCCGTCGCCTCTGTGATCTGTTCCATCTCAATCATCTCAGCGAGCAAACCATTGATCAAAGTTTCCCAGTCAGGTTTTTTCATTGACGGCGGCAGGATGTTCAGGCGCTCCATGCAGGCCTTCTGGAAATTCATTTGGTTGAAGAGGTGATCCGTCTCGAGTTCTACCCGCCGACCGTTTACATCCAGGAACCACAGGGGCGGCTCGGAGTTGTATTTTGACAGCGCAGAAAGTTTGGGGGAGTCAGGACCATCACCGCCAATGCCATGCTTACGCTGACGGCACAGGCCGCTGTTGCAGAATGATTTTATCGGCTCGTCTTTACACTTGTAGCGGTAGTCTTTTTTCTCAACCTGCTTCTGAATTAATTGCATTTCTTTCAGGGCAAGAGGCGGATCAAAATACTTCTGATTGAATTCCATCATCTTGTCTTCCCAGCCGATCTCGTGAGCCTTGCGCAGGTACACGCCGACGTTAAACATGCCGTTGTTTCGTGTGCCTTCTGGGAAGCCCTGGGCACAGAGTGCCTGGAGGCAAGGGGGACCGTCACTGCATGGCGTGTCTTTTTTCTGGGATACAGCAGGTGCCTTGAGCTCGTCCTGCACCTTGCTCTCATAAATTTCAAAAAACTCATCCAGCGTCGCGGCGGTGCCATCTTCTTTTAGCGCATAGCGAAGTGTCGTCTCCACGTTGAAGTAAGGAAGGTTAAGATAATTTCCAACGTCGCCCCGCTCTATCAGTATTTCTGACTGTTTGGGAAATATCTCACGTCCCGCCTGACCTAAGATTGATGCGCAGGCGTTAAGATAGCGTTGCATCTCTGCCGCTGGGACGGGCTCTTTGGTGAAGGCATAGATGTGAGCGCCCCCTGACTTGCTTCGAAAAGTAACCAGGGGAAGGTTATTGTCTTTTACTTTTTTGACCACTGCTTCCAAATCAAGTGGATATTGGTCAATGTCAATAGCACCCCATGTGCAACTGTTGTCAGCGCGAATGGGTATTATACCTAACGACGGCTCGATGCCGTCCAAATGTTTTTGCCAGAGTGAATCCACTGGCGGTTTGTTGATGGTAAAGCCACGCCCTACGTGTTTGTTTTTTTCGTTTTGACGTTCAATTTTGTACGTGCCGTAGGCGCTGTCTAAGCCCTCAAATATTTTCCTGAACCTCTTCAACTGCGACATTTCTTCTTTCTCTCTGGCAATGTAAAAAGGCGCGAATTTCTCCGCGCCTTGTATGATTAAAAGATGTTTGAGTTTTCTCCAGTTTCTTTAGAGGCGGTGTCTTCGCCCTCATACTTTACATTTACATCACCAGTAGAGACTGACGCGGCAAAAGATTTGGCGTCATTAAACACGCCCTGGTCTTCAATCGTACCGATGCGTGTAATCTCCCAGCCATGCCATGAGCCTTTGTCGTTCGACTCTTTTGTTGTTGCCAGGCGGTAAACCTGCGAATAAATCGGCGGAGTGAATGCGCCATTCGCACCCTGCATCTTCACAGAGGTCATCATGGAATTCCACTTGCGTGACTTTTTGAGTTGCGTGGACTTCATGCTGATGATGGCAGGCTGGAAAAAGCCTTCTTTGCCTTTGTAGAGCACGTAGTAGTTCGCTGTGTTCTCAATGTAATTACCGTTATCAAGATAATCTTTGTTGTCGCCTGGTTGCTTGTGCGTGCGAGACAGAATGTCGCTTGTCGCTTGGTGCACGGCTACTAGACCTTGACCACTGCCGCGAGGCGTCCATTCAATGTAAACGCGCTGATACGAGCAGGGCACAACCTCAACGCCTTCATCACCTGCAAATGTTTCTGACGATACTGAATCAAAAATCATGCCGGTCTTTGCGCCGTCAATAGTTTCAAGCTCAGGTGACATGTTTGTCATTATTTTTAGGAATGGCAGTGCAAGATCGTCTTGACCCATCGCCTCTAATCCGGTGTTCGCCTCTTCTTCAAAAGAAGATACTAGTGCGAGCTCGGTTGGTTTTTTTGTTGCTACTTCTTTAGTCATGGTTCTTTTTCCTTTTTTCTTGTTTAGGTTTTTATTTTTACCCGCTGACCGACGTACACGCCAAAAAGATCCAGGGGCATCTCATTGCCACGCTCGATCTGCTCTTTGACAAACGCCTTGAGTGTCATCGGTTCTACCTTCTCCGCTTGCTCGAGAGGATAATTCTCTGCGCTGAGAAGATTCTTGAGACGATCACACAGTTCATCTTCACCGCGCCCAAAGCGGACCGAGACCGTGTTCTTTATAATATCGTCATATCCTTTTTCACGAAGCCACTGAAAGGCTTCTGCACGCCTAGCGGCGGCAATGCTGGCAGAATAATACTTTTCTACTTTGATGCTTGAGCCGTCAGCCATGGTGAACGACTCCATACCAGTGCTCAAGATAGCCTCTGGCAGAACTTCTTCAACCATCTTGCGATGCTGTTTTTTCTTTTCATCCACGACAGACTGGAGGTCTTCAAGTTCTTTCTCAAGCTCCTTGGCCTTTCGTGCAAGTTCTGAAATGGTTTTTAGGCTATCGTCATCTGCCTGTAGGGCTTGCGCCTCTTTTTCAAAATCAATCATCTTCACCACCCCGGTTATAAATATCTACCTGAATAGGCAAGTATCGCCGCTCTTGCTTGTCCCACTTCAGGCACTTGTAGCGCCCGTGGTTTTTATCGGAAGCCACTGAGGCCATGATGGCAATGGCAGTTGGGTCGCCGATGAATAACAGATAGTCATCGTCGTCAAAGTGCTCAAGTGCTCTTTTAATACGACTGACTGTTGGGGCAGAAATAAAGTTTATCTGCGACTGAGTGGGCGGTAAGACTACGTGAATTTCACCGTAATCTAGGGCCGGTGCGATGTTGTGCTTTGGTGATTCGCTCACCACAAATACCGATGGCATTTTTTTCTCCTGTCTACTTTCTCAATGGGGGTTAGATTGTATTGTCGTTCTGATTTTTTTGCAATGCTTCTTTGTGAAATTTATCAACGCGGCGGAGCCACGCATCTTTGTATCGTTGAAACTCACTTCCCGTCGTTGTGAATTCAATTGTTG